ATGGAAAGAGCAGAGAACATCATCATGTGGATTGGGGCGATTGCCTGCCTTGTCTTCAGCATCACGCAGACGGCAGCGGCACTCATCAGAGGCGAGTGGTTCGTAGCCTTTTGCTTTGCGGCAATGATAGCAATCAGCAAGGGAATGATGCAAGCCCTGGACGCAGAAAGCAGAAAGGAGGAAGGCAATGACGGAGACCAAACCGAACGTTAACCCAGCAGGGAGGTACACCATCGCCAAGACCTGCGAGATTCTCGGAATCAACCGCAGCACGCTCCTCCGACACACCAAGGCAGGGCACATAAAAGCCCAGCGAAGGAAGAGCACCAACCGCCCTTTTTACACAGGGCTGGAGATAGTGAAATTTTGGCAAGTAGCCATCTAACATAAGTTTAACATTCAAATTTTAGGAATTATGGGATTTTTCAAGAAGACATTCAAGAACCAAGGAAAGGACATCAACGAGCAGGAGGCTCAGCAGAGCGTGGAGAAGGAAGGCTCCGAGTGGATGCAGAACCAGTTCAACACAGCCACCGCATACAATGACGAGGACTTTGTGGGGGGGCAAGACTCACCGAGACGAGCACGCATCTTCATCGCAGCAGAGCGAAACAAGGAAACCACGCTCCTCGCAGCATCAGTCAAGGCAAACAACCCGAAACTCATCCTCGACTCCATCGTGAAGCTCGCACAGCAGGACAAAGCTATCGAGAACATGATACTCGCAGCTGCAGCAAAGCTGGAGTTCATAAAGGGAGTGAGCGAAGACAAAGACCTCCCAAAGGAGGCAAAGGAGGCATTAATCAAACTTTCAGACATTCTATAGCAGCATGAGAATCATATTCAACACCATCACCATGAAGAACTTCAAGGGAGTTCTCGGTGAGAGAAAGATAGAGTTCAACAACACGCTCACCCAGATCATGGGAGCGAACCACGCAGGCAAAACCACAATCGTGGATGCGGTGCAGTGGGTACTCTTCGACAAGAACAGCGAGGGAGCATCGGTATTCGGCATCGACCCGAAGGACGAGAACGGAAACATCATCCACAACCTGGATAACAGCGTGACGCTCGAACTGACGGCAGACGGAACCAGCCACACCATCGAGAAGGTCAGAACCGAGACCTGGCAGAAGCCAAAGGGCAAGGAAGAGAAGGAACTGACAGGTCATACCAACAAGTACTTCATCGACGGCAACAAGCAGACGCAGAAGGATTACAAGAACTTCGTGGACAGCTTGATTAAGGAGGATTTATTCAAGGTGCTGACGATTCCATCCTACTTCCCGACATTGCCAGCAGACAACCAGCGCAAGCTCCTCACCAAGATGGTCGGTATCACCACGGACGAGGATATCGCAGGAGACAACAAGGACTTCACAGAACTCCTCCATGAGATGGGAGGCGAGGACATCGCCAAGTTCAGAGAGCAGCTCCGCTACAAGATATCCCAGATCAAGCAAGAGATAGCGGACATTCCGAGCCGCATCAACGAAAACACGGAAGAGCTGAAGGCTCTCGAAGCAAGCAAGCCAAACTTCGACTTGACTCGAAATCGAATCAAGCAAATCGAGATAGGCATCGAGAACATCGACAAGGAGCTGGCTGACCTCAGCAAGACCGTGGACGATGAGTTCAACGAGCGAACCAAGGAGCGCACGGAGATTAACAAGCTGAAACAGAGAATGCAAGCCATCGCTCAGAGCTACCAAGACAAGAACACCACGCTGGAGCGAGAGCACAAGAAGAGAGTCACCGATGCCCAGTACGCTGTCGATTCCACACAGAGAGCAATCAAGAACGCCAAGTCCAACATCGAGGACAGCCAGGCACAACTCAACAAGATAGTCATCGACACAAAGGACTTCCAAAGACGATGGGCAGAACTCGACCAAACGACCTTCTCATTCGACAACAAGCTGGAGTATTGCCCTACCTGCAAGCAGAGACTCCCACAGGAGGACATCGACAAGATGCGTGAGGAGTTGAACGGCAACTTCAACCAGCACAAGAGCGAACAATTCGACTTGCTCGAGCAGGAGGCAGCGAGAATCAAGAAACGCAAGGCTGACGCTGAGGCAACCATCAAGGCTGACAAGGACAAGCTGACCAAGCTGGAGGAACAACTGAAGGATGAGCAGCAGGAACTCCAGCAGGCGAACGAGGAAAAGGTGCAGCTTTCCTACCCAACCGAGAGTGAGGAATACAACCAACTGCAGTCAGAGGTTCAGACAAGAACATCGGCACTTGATGCAAGGCAGGAAGCCAACACCACCGACACCCAGGAGAAGCAGGAGGCAACCCTTCGCCAGCGCAAGGCAGAGCAGAACCAGCTGCGAGACAACCTCAGAGACGAACTCGCCAAGGAGCAGCAGATAGCCAACAAGCAGAAGCGCATCGCTGACCTCACAGAGAAGCAGAAGACACTGAACCAGCAACTGACAGACCTGGAGAAGAAGGTCTTCACCGCAGAGCAATTCACGCTCGCCAAGATAAACGACCTTGAGACGAAAGTCAACCAACTCTTCACAAACGTGCAGTTCAAGATGTTCGAGACCTTCACAACCACCAGCGGAATCAAGCCAACCTGCGAGTGCACCATGCACGGAACCCCATACCGAGACCTATCGGCAAGCGAGAAGATAAACGCAGGCATTGACATCATCAACGCCATGTGCCTCTACAACGACACCTACGCACCGATGTTCATCGACAACGCAGAGAGTATCACGGACATCCTGCCGACACGCAGCCAGAAGATACTCCTCATCGTATCGAGAGACAAGGAGCTAACAATAATTCAATAATTTTAAAGCAAAAGTGATTATGACACAAACATCACAGCAAGGAGGAACGCAGCAGCCTCAGACGCAGCTGACCTCACAGAACCAGACCGCACTCAAAAGAATGCAGGAAGAGACAACGCAGCAGATACTCGACAAGGTGAGCTGCTGGCAAGAGACAGGAGAGCTAATTCTGCCAAAGGACTACAAGGTCGGGAACGCAATCAAGCTCGCATGGCTTTACTTGCAGACCGTGGAAGACCGAAGTCACAGAAAGGCTATCGACGTTTGCACCAAGGACAGCATATGCAACGCCCTGCTCGACATGGTACTTCATGGAGAATACCCGAAGAAGCATTGCTACTTCATCGTTTACGGAGACCGCCTGGAATGGAACGAGCGATACCTTGGAAAGTACATGAGAGCCAAGCGAGACACCGATATAGAGGCAGTGTACCCACAGGTGGTGTACCAGGGCGACGAGTTCGTCTACACCATCGACGAGCTGGGACAATACCAACTCGTGAAACACGTGCCGAACCTTGACAACCTCGACATCACCAAGATTAAGGCTGCATACGCCATCGTGGTCAACAAGGACAAGACACGCCACATGGAGATTATGACGCTCGACCAGATCAAGAAGTCGTGGATGCAGGGACCTGCCAAGGGAGCCAGCGGTGCACACACCAACTTCACCGACCAGATGTGCAAGAAGACCGTAATGGCAAGAGCCTGCAAGATTGCGCTCGACAGCCAGGCAGACTTTGCTGACGATGACGATGACAACCGCAAGGACGAGGCAACCGCAGAGCGAGACGCAGCACAGCACAGACAGGTAGCCGAGGCGGAAGCCGTGGAACTTCACGACGATGAGCAAGCACCGAAGGGTATCGAGGCAAAGACCAACTACATCGACATGAACGAGAACCAGCCAGAGGCAGAGACAATCCCAGCAGGATCTGGTGAACAGCCTGCCGCAAGCGGACGTGCATGCCCAATCTAAATGACAGGAGGGAAGAGCGATGAGAATGACAATCCTCGGAAGCAGCAGCAAGGGAAACTGCTACGTCTTGCAGAACGACAGCGAGGCAATCATCATAGAGGCAGGCGTGAAGCTCTCGGAGGTCAAGAAGGCACTCGGATGGAACACGGCAAAGGTGAAGGTTTGCATCATCAGCCACCGCCACAACGACCACGCAGGACACGCAGCCGAATACGAGAAGGCAGGAATACCGCTGCTGGCTCTCCCCTCGGTCATAGAAGCCAAGGAACTGAGGGCAGTGACAAGCACCCCGATAAAGATGGGCAACGGCTACATCTACGGAGGCTTCAAGATTCTGCCCTTCGAGGTCAAGCACGACGTGCCATGCGTCGGGTACCTCATAGAGCACCAGGAGACAGGACGCATCCTGTTCTTCACGGACACCTACGCAATGCCCTACAACTTCCCGAACATCACGCACTGGATGGCAGAGGCTAACTACAGCGACGAGATTCTCGATGACAACGTGCTCAACGGAAGGGTGCCAGCCGCACTCAGACGAAGGGTGATAACAAGCCACATGAGCATAGACAATGCCATCGGCATTTTGAAGCGGCAAGACCTCACGGCAACGAGGGACATCCTGCTGATACACCTCTCGGACGGCAACAGCAACGAGAAGGAGTTCATCACCAAGGTACGCAGGGCAACAGGAAAGAAAACAAGAGCCGCAGCACCAGGAATGGAGCTGGACTACAACAAGAATATTCAAATTTAAGTAAAAATGGAAAAGGAACAGATTATCAAAATCGCAGCCCCAGCAGGCAAGAAAGCCGAATGGGTAGATGGCTTTTTGAAGCTCGTGGACAACGAGGAAGCCAAGGAGAAGAAACCAGTCACAGAACGAGTAAAGACCTTCGAGGATGCCTGCAAGGAGATGGGCATCGACGCAGAGGCAATCCAGCAGCAGTGGCAGGACGCAGGAATCACCATGGTGGACGAGGTGGCATACCAAAAGCTCCGCATCATCACAGCAGCCCTCAACGAGGGATGGGAGCCAGAGTTCAATGATGGCGAGTACAGATACTACCCTTACTGCCTACTTTACACCAAGGAGGAAATCGAGCAGAAGGACGATGAGTGGAAGGACGAGCACAACCTACAGCTGTGGCTTGGTGGCGGCACCTCGTACTACGGTGCGGATTGCGGTCTCGCTTGTGCGAGCTCGTTCGACGCCTGGTCGAATGCGGCTGCGATCGTCTCGGCTCGGCTTGCACATAAGACAGAAGAGCTGGCAATCTACAGCGGAAAGCAGTTCACGGAATTATGGGCTAACTACTACACAGGAAAGGAGGTTACATCATGGAGAAATTCATAGGACAGGAATACACCAACCCACAGGAGCGTGAGCAGTTTCTGAGAGACAACGCAGATGCCATCGAGAAGATGGGCTACAGCAAGCCAATCCCAAGCGACCAAGTCGAGAAACTGAAGGAAAGACTTGCGGACGCAAGCATCAAGAAGCTGGAGCTGGAGGAACAGAAGAAGGCGCAGACCCAGATGTTCAACGAGGAAATCAAGGGGTACAAGAACACCATCAAGGAGGTGGCAGACAAACTCAAGAGCAAGAGCGAGTACGTGAACGAGAACTGCTACAAGATGGTGGACGAACAGACACGCCACGTGGGATATTACAACAGCGACGGACTGCTGGTCTATGACAGAGCCGCACGCCAAGACGAGCTTCAGCCTCGCCTCTTCAAGATGACGGCACAGAAGACAGGCACAGATGACAAGTAACATAAGTTTCACATTCAAAAGAATTTCAAAATGACAAAAGAAGAGCAAAGCGCAGCAACCAAGGCTGCAATCGAGAGAATCCAGGAGTTGAACGAAAACAAAGGAGGATACTGCATCCGATTCGGAGAAGCCCTCCCACTCAAGGAGCCAAAGGCTGTAAACATAGACGGAACCATCGACGCACCAGCACGCTGGGTGGAGAAGCGCAAGGACTACATCAAACAGGCAGACGCACACATCATCGTGGACAGAGACCACATGAGCATCACGCTGAACATTGACGAGAACAGCGCATACAGCGACCAGATCACAGGAACGCTCACCCTCTCCAGCGAAATGCAGGAGTTTGGAATCAACACAGGTGAGTACATGTCCTGCTTCGACATGTCAGACCGCATCAAGCAGCTCCGCTCCTACTTCGAGACCCAGCAGGAGGCAATGAAGCTGGTCAGCGAGCTCCGTAACTTCAAGGCGAAGATAGACAAGGAGCTGGAGCTGAGCGATGACAAGCGAGGCAACCAGCGCATCCTCAAATCGCAGTTTGTGGAGAGCAACCTGCCGAAGGACTTCAAGATTCAGCTCCCAATCTTCAAGGGCATGAATAAGGAGACCATCCAGGTAGAGGTTGAAATCAACCCGAACGACCTCTCATGCACCCTTGTCAGCCCAGAGGCGCACGACATCGTGGTTCAGCAGCGAGACATGCACATGGATGCAGTCATCGACAGAATCAAGGATGCAGCCCCTACAATCGTAATCATCGAGCAGTAACAACCAAACCACCGAGGGAGTCGCCAACGAGCGGCTCCCGAAAGTGATTACAATACAAGCAAGAAGCATGAGCAGGAACGAAAAGATAAGAGCCTTCGTCATTGACGCACAGGACACCGAGAGGATGCTGGAGGACTTCTCCGATGAAGAGGCTGGAAAGATTCTGAAAGGATTGCTCGCCTACGCTAACAGGGGCGAGGAGTTCGAGACGGAAGACAGAGCAATGCGCTGCCTGTTCAAAACCATACAAGCAAACATCGACCGCAACTACGATAAGTACGAAGCCAAATGCGAGCGCAACCGACAGATAGCGCAAAAGCGATGGGAAAAGAAAAATAAGGGAACGAATAAAGAAGATGCGAACGAATGCGAACGCATACCAACGAATACCAACGAATGCGAACGCATACGAACATTACCTAATGAAATAGAAAATGAAAGTGAAATAGAAATAACTAATAAAGTTATTAAAGAACCTAAAGGTTCTAATATTAAAGAGGCTAAAGCCTCTACGTCAGAAACAAGTTCTGACGCTGCATCTGCACCAGCGCAGGAGGCGAAAAACGAAGCGAGCCAAACCCAAAAGGAAAGCAAGATAGACTTCGAGAAGGTGCGCCAGCAGTTCAACCGACTTATGGAGCAGAAGAAGATACCATCGCTCAAGGGCAAGATTGCAGGACAGCGCAGGGCATTCTTCGAGGCGAGGGTGCGAGAGTACGGAATCACCGCAGCGTACAGGGTCATGATAAAGGCAGCACGCAGCGGATTTCTCAACGGCAGCGGAGGCAGGGCATGGGTCGCCAACTTCGAGTGGATATTCAGACCCAACAATTTCCCGAAGGTGCTCGACGGCTACTACGATAATCCGCAGCCACAGGTACCAACGTCAACAGCAACAATAGGAGGTTACAACAATGGGACAGAAACACCAACCGCAAGCGGTAGGACAATTAATCGCAACGAACAGAGGGCGACAGAACAGCGTGAACGCATCCAGGGCTACGCAGGCATTGCCAGCAAGTGGAGGCAGACAGCTGATGGAGATGCGACAGCGATGGGACACGAGGAATAGCCTGCTGCAGACCTTCCACGTTGACAGGCAGATGGAGCTCACGAAAGACCCAGAGCGGTGCTTTTTTCAAAACGCCCCGACACTTTGGAACGTGAACATCGGCTATGGATTCGGAACGGCACAGGAGTGGCTGGCATACCAAATCGCAGACCTCTCCGAGTTCAGCGGAGCCAGGGACAAGATAACGGACAGGCAGCTCGACCAGATCATCCAGCTCATCACCGACGACTACGGATTCTTGAACATGGCGGAGATAATGCTTTTTTGCCGAAGGTTCAAGAAGGGCAGCTACGACAAGTTCTACGGCAGCGTTGACCCGATAGCAATCATGAAGGGACTGAACGAGTTCGTCAGAGAGCGCAACGAGGCATACGCCAAGAGGGAGCGGACGCAGCAGGAGCGCAAGGAATGGCAGGATGCCCACAATCCGAACATCATGAGACGTGAGGAATGGGATATCATCAAGCAGGTGCAGGCTGAATACGAGATGAACACCATCGAGGAAGACAGGCGCACCGAGCAAAAATACAAACAGATTAAACAACAAGAAAATGGCAAGCATCAAGAATTTAGAACGCATCCATGAGATTGCGGAGAGCCTCCCAAAGCTGGAGGACGCAAGAAAGTTATTGGCAGACAGCGAGAGCCACGTGCTGGTGGCTACGCCAAAGAAGCAGACACCAAGCGGAGAGCAGCAGGGAGTTTGCATCATCCTGCCAAAGGAGGTCAAGATGAACGTCTTGAATGTCATCAACATCGAGATTAACAAGCAGAAGGAGGAGCTGAAGGACTTATGATGAAGATTTGGAACCCAATAGAGGCATACCGCAAGGCAAGCCAGCGTAGCCAGGAGGCACAGACACGCCACGAGGCTAACACCAAAATTTGCATCGGGGACTACACCGACAGCAAGGGAGCGACATACACCGCCCTCATCATCGACGGAATCCCAGTGCAGAGAGTGACGGCAGACAACATTCAGAGCTGCGAGGAGCAACTTTGCAGCGTCCGCCAGGAGTACATCGACAAGAGAGCAGCCACAGCTGCGGTTTAGGAAGGAGGCGCACATGGACAACAAGGAATTCTTCGACAAGGTCGCCCAGATGCGAACCCAGCAGAAGGCGTTCTTCAACAGCCGACCAAGCAGCGAGGAGCGAAAGACCGCCCTCTTGAACAGCAAGAGGCTGGAGAAGGAAATCGACAACGAGATAGCGAGGGTGCAGGAAATCATGGCAAGGAAGGAAACATACCTCGTGCAATACCAGGACGTGGACGGAAGCATCACGAGCCACATCTTCGAGGGCTTTGACATGGGGACGCAGTACTGCCCAGGAATGATGGTCGCCAACATCACCAAGAGACTCGTCACCTACAACGGCAAGGATTGGGAGGAGATGACGCTCTTCAAAGGGAAAGGAGGCAACCCATGATGACGCACGCCAGCCTTTTCTCGGGCATAGGGGGCGCAGAGGTCGCTGCCGCCTGGATGGGATGGCGCAACGTCTTCCACTGCGAGATACAGGAGTTCCCTCGCAAGGTTTTAGATTTTTGGTTTCCAAACGCAGAAAGTTATGAAGACATCACAAGGACAGATTTTACCAAATGGGGGGGCAAAATCGATGTTCTCACAGGAGGGTTCCCCTGCCAGCCTTTCTCCCTCGCAGGAAGAAGAAAGGGAGAGAAGGACAACCGCTACCTCTGGCAAGAGATGCATAGGGCAATCAAGGAAATCCACCCCACTTGGGTCATTGGTGAGAATGTTGCTGGAATCACAACGATGGTGGAGTCCAGCGAAACGACTTACATGGGTCACACGCCCGATTTATTCGAGGCGAGAGACCTATACCGAACTGAAAGCAGGTTCACCCTTGACAGAATCTGCCAAGACATCGAGGACGCAGGATACGAAGTCCAGCCGCTCCTTATACCAGCTTGCAGTGTCGGAGCACCCCACAGAAGAGACAGGATCTGGATTGTTGCCCACCGTACAGACGCAGGGATTGAAGCGATGCAGCAAGGAGGGCAAGACGGAGTTCTACCCGACGGAACTGCTGCCGACACCAACTGCTACGGACAAAGGGAGCGGACGGATGAACAGAAGCGCATCGCCAGGGGCGAAGGAGAGACCCACCATAGCCTTGGCAGCGAGAATGGGACTCCTCCCCACACCGAACGCAGTGGAGGCGACGAAGTACACCCACAAGCTCAACCCGAACAGCCAGATGGGACGGAGCCTCACGGCACTTGCGGTGAACGGATTGAAGCCGACACCCTCGGCAAGGGACTACAAGGGCAACACCATCACCACGACGAGAAGACGCAAGGGTCAGTTCACCCGATGGGGAGAGATGCTGCCAGACTTCATAACCCGATTGAACGAGGAGCAAACAGGGGATTCGAAGGTTTCCCCACAACTGAACCCACTATTCGTAGAGGAGATGATGGGCTTCCCTTTCGGATGGACGACCTATCCGTTTCTTTCGGAAAGTGGAGACAGGAAAGCATAAAGGCATACGGCAACGCATGGGTGCCGCAGGTCGCATACGAGATATTCAGAGCAATAGAAACAATTCAAGAACAACAAGAAAATGAAGATTGAACCAAACAATGCAGTGAAGCTCCACTCAGTGAAGCAGCTGCGCAAGTTCCAGGCGAACACGAGAACCAAACAGGGTGAGGCATACATCGCCATCACCAAGACAGCGGACAACAAGGTGAGCATCGGATGGAAGGGAACGAAGAAAGACCTCGTCAACCTCCTCTACACCACCGCAAAGAACGACAGAGGGATGGCTGCTATCATCTGCCAGGTGGCGAAAGACCACGTGGACACCCGAAAACACAGCACCCAGTCATGGGGAGAGCTGACAGCGGACATCATCGCATTGCAGAACGAGCTCGCCAATGGCGAAACAGACCAGCATCAGGAAGGAGGACAGCATGAAGAAGAACGTGATAGTGATTGATGACGCACGCTCCGAGTTCAGAAAGCAGCTCATCCTCGCAGCGACAATCGGGTACTGCGCCAACCCAGAGTACATTTGCACCGATTACAAGCCGCTGGCGAACATGGTGGTCAGAACCACGGACGCAATACTGCAGGAATTGGAGAACCAACAAAAGCAACAAGACAATGGCTAAGAAAATAGAGTACGCAACGACAGCCGAAATCAAGGTCGGGGACATTATCCAGGCACGGCTGGACGGAAGGGCAATCAAGGTGGAGAACATAGAGACGGCAACCGAGAAGGACGGAACCATGTCCCGAATATTCCTCGGAAAAACCTGCCTAAAGGACGGAATGCCGTCCAAGGTGAGCCTCCACCGATACATCCACGAGTCGAACGTGATGAAGGTGAACGGAAAGGAGGTGCGATGATGAAGGCGAGACAAGCAAAGAAGATTCTGCGCCAGCAGCCAGAGAACGACTTGCCGCTCCACAAGATAAGCCTTTATTGGATTCACCGATGGGACAGATACAACCAATGTGTCCACCCATGCAACTGGGTAGCGCAGATGTTGGGCAGCAGAGGGGATGCAAGAATCCAAAAGGCGGTAAGCCTTGCAAGCCGCTGGGAGAAAAAGAAATTCAAACAAACACATTAAGCAACACGGAATATGGGAAGAAAGAAGAAGCGCAACAAGTGGAGCGCACAGCCAAGAAAGCAACAGAATCCACTTGCACAACAACCACAGCAGCTCGTCGCCCCGAAGGCGGTGCGTGATTATTGGAACAACGAGATGACGGCAGAGGAACGAGAGCTAATCAACACCCCGATAGGAGTGGCGCAACACGCAGGCATCGTGAGAAGGCTCGGCTTCATCACCGCCACCTTCTACCACCTCCACAGCGTGCAGAGCCTCCTATTCGCAGAGATGGAGAACATCATCGAGAAATGGGGACTTTACATGAAGGGCGTGCAGCCAGCCATCAACTCCCTACAGAAATCCGAGGATTCGTTCTTCAACGTGATGCATGATCTGGTGCAGAACCACAGCGAGGGAATCGAGGAAACCTACACCCAGGACGTGGACGCACTCTATGACCGCATCACCCGATGGGAGGGAATCCCCAAGGTTTGGAAGCCAGGGGACGAGCAGAAGCTGGAAGGCAAAGCCATAATGGAAGACATCATAGGCAGCTTGAAGAAGGGGGTGCTCAGAATCCAGGAGCAGTTCATGGAGCCAGAGCCAAAGGAAGAAGCGAGAACACTATACGCCATCGCAGAGATGGACGAGGACGAGACGAGCAAAATCATCAAGCAGGACATCTCCAAGAAGGGACTCGCTGCAATCCAAGCCAACAAGCTGGCTCGCAAGAACACCGACAAGATGTTCATTCTTTACGAGCAAGTGATGCAAGTCCAGGAGACCTGCCACATGACACCATTCAAGGCGATTCAGAAGCCATCCGACCAAGACGAGCTCGTGGAGATAGACATCAAACCGAAGAAAAAGGGCAAGAAGCCCAAGGAGACAAAAGAATGAACGAACACTTAAATTACTTGAAATGGTTGAAGCAGACGGAAGTCAAGCCACAGCGTCCGAAAGAAGCCCACCTCCTCGCAGTCATTGACAAGGGGACAGGCAAGGTATGCAACATCGAGGTGAGCCAAGACAAGCCTCCATACCACAACAGAGCGTGGAAGCTCAAGGCACTCTACCCACACAGCAGATACGACATCGAGCGCATGGAAACCAACCTCAGAGGAATAACGAGACGATGAGCGGAACAGGACAAAGACCGCAGGGAACGCAATGCGCCCGATGCGGTCACGCATACGAGAGCATCAACACATGGGTCTGCGGCAAGACAGGCAAGCCGATATTCAACGGCAACCATTCCTGCGACAGCATAACAGACAAGAAGCAGAAAGTAACATGGAAGAAACAAAACTGAAACTGGATGAGGCAACCGCTGAATTCTGCACAAGTTTAACCGAGCTTTTAACAGAACTCGGAATGACAATGCAACAATTCCAAGATGCACTCGAACTCGCACAAGCGAGACAAGAACTCCAAAAGTTCGATGTTTTAGATTTCCCAAATTACGAAATCTACATAGACCCAGACCTCCGAGAGGAAACGAGGGAGCAACACAAGCTCCACCTCCACCACTCCAGCAAGAGAAGCCTGGCAGCGACAACCAAGCGCAAGAGCCGCCAGCCAAAGGGCAACACTTGGATCTGGAACCGAATAAGAAGCCGCCCGAACACCAAGCACGGCTACCACTGAGAACCACAGCCTCGAATGAGGGGGAGGGTTTGGGAGGGGGTGCGCATACACCCACACACTACGCACATACACGCATAGGCAGGCGCACGCATAAGCGAGCAAGAGCCAAGTAACGAACAAAAGAACGAGACAACAAGGAGAAAAGCAAAATGACGATTCAGATTACATTCACGGACGCAGCAATATCAACAGCCTGCATCCTCGCTGGAATCATATACATTGCGTGGCTGCTTCACGAGGTGAAGATAGCCGTGCCAGAGGAAAACGATGCTGTGAGCCAAAATGAAGCCACACAGAGCCGCAAAACAACCTCGAACGAGGAAACACCAAGCAACGAAACAAAAACGCAGCAGGAGGCACGAAAATGAGCCACAGAGAGCAAATAATCATCGGAATAGACCCAGATACCGACAGAAACGGCATCGCAATGCTCGACATGAGCACGCACAAGCTCCAAGTCCAGATGCTCGCCTTCCCCAGCCTCCTCGACTTCATCAAGGAAAAATACCACCAATTCGCAGAAATTGACAAATGGGACTTCAAGGTCGTCATCGAGGCAGGATGGATGAACCACGGCAACTACCACATCAAGCGATGGCAGGGTAAGCAAGGAATAGCCAGTCTCGGAGTTGACCAGGGACGCAACGAGCAGGTCAGCCGAACCATCGGGCAGATGATGGAGCACTGGGGCATCCCCTACGAGTTCAAAAGACCGCTCCCTAAGTGCTGGCACGGAGCCGACCGAAAGATAACCAAGGAGGAAATCGAGGAAATAACTTTACAAAAGCTGGGCAGGCTCAACCAAGAGGGGCGAGACGCAGCCCTCCTCGCCTGGGACTACGCAGAGCTTCCGATGCGCATCACCAGCGACACGCTCAGAGGGAAACGTTCAGCGAAAAAGTCGATTTTTGCAAGGAAATAGGCTGAAAAATGTTAATTTTTTACCTAAAGTGGTTACAATATAATCAGAAAGCCGTATTTTTGCGACATGAGAAGAAGATACAACAACACAGAACAGGAACAGGAAACCATTGCACAGGAGCAGGACTTCCTGGGCGACATCGGCAACTTCGAGCTACCCGACATAGACCTCGACCTCATGGAGTTCTTGCCATCGGACGAGACGGAGGAGACAAGGTACACCCTGCCAAAGGTGGTACCGATGAAGGAGGACTTCGTGATGTACGACAATGCCCAGAAGATGGCGAGAGAGCTGCGCCTTGGATTCGGTGAGCGTTTCGATGCCTTCGTGAGCGGCTCCTTCATATTCGGGGACTTCATCGAGGCATACCTAACGACACAGAACGCCTGCGCCAAGAGGATGACCATCAGCACGCTCTCCATGAGCCAGAACAACGTGGACAGCCTCCACACGCTCATGGAGAAGGGCTACATCGAGGAACTGAACCTCATAATCTCGGTTTACTTTTGGGGCAACGAGCGAAGCAGCCTCATTCCCTACATCTACAAGCAGCTCGACATTGGCGACCGATTCCAGCTGGCGGTGGCAGGAGTCCACACCAAGACCGTGAACTTCGAGACATTAGGTGGGCGCAAGATTGTCCTCCACGGCTCCGCCAACCTCCGCTCCAGCGGAAACATCGAGCAGTTCACCATGGAGGAGAACCCAGAGCTTTATGATTTCTACGACGAGCACTTCAACAGGATTCTCGACAAGTACGCCACCATACGCAAGCCGATACGCAACAGCAAGGCGTGGGATTACTTCACGAGAATGGTATTCAATAACAAAAAGCAAAAGGAGAACAAGCAATGAGTAGCGGTTCAGAATCACACGGAGGCGGAGGCTCAAAGCTCCACTCCAGCACCATGGCTTCAAGAAGAGCCAGCAGCGTCCTGCCATTTTCGCCAGGAGGCGGTGGTGCTGCACCATTTTAGCGTAACAAACCAAGCAAGAGAGGCGAGCCTTCACGAAGGGCTCGCCTTGGCTGCTTAATAACCAAGGACACAGAAAATGCAGAAAGGAATACAACGAAAGGAGATGGAGCTGGCGATGCTCCACCCAAATGACGGACAGGTCGAGGGACTGCCAAAGAACCCACGAAGAATACGAGACCCGAAGTTCAAGAAGCTGGTGCAGTCAATCAAGGACGACCCAGAGATGCTGGACTTGCGAGAACTCATCGTGTACGACACACAGGACGAGCGAGGCTACGTCATCATCGGAGGAAACATGAGATACCAGGCACTCACGAAGCTCAAGTACGAGACGGCTCCGTGCAAGATTCTGCCCCACGACTTCCCGATGGACAAGATGCGTCGCATCGTGCTGAAGGACAACTCCAGCTTTGGAGAAACCGACTTCGATGCGCTCCTCAATGATTGGAACCTCGAAGAGATAGAGGCTGCTGCCATTGACATCCCCGATATCCAGGAGCCAGAGGAAGAGGAAGAGGCGAAGGACGATGGCTACGACGTGGCAGCGAACACCCCGAAGAAGGCAACCAGCAGGACAGGCGACCTCTACCGACTCGGCAACCACCGCCTAATCTGCGGAGACAGCACCAAGGGCGAATACCTCGATGCCCTAATGGGGGAGGAACAGGCAGACCTCCTCGTAACCGACCCACCATACAACGTAGACTACCAAGCCAAGGGCAAGATGAAAATCGCCAACGACCACATGGCAGACGAGAACTTCGTGGCGTTCCTCACAGACACATTGCAGAACGCAAGCGACAGCATGAAGCCAGGCGCAGCCTTCTACATTTGGCACGCAGACAGCCAAGGCTTCAACTTCCGTACAGCCGTGAATAACATCGGATGGGAGACACGCCAATGCTTGATCTGGAACAAGAACAGCCTCGTCCTCGGAAGACAGGACTACCAATGGAAGCATGAGCCGTGCCTTTATGGATGGAAGGACGGAGCCGCCCATTACTTCACGGACAAGAGAAACCTCACCACGGTCATAGAGCAGAAGCTGGACATCGAGAAACTGAGCAAGGCAGAGATGAAAGACCTCCTTACGCAGATATTCGGTGGAGACACACCAACCAGCGTCATAGACTGCGACAAGCCTAAGAAGAACCCAGACCACCCAACGATGAAGCCCGTGCCTCTCATCGGCAAGCTCATCAACAACAGCAGCAGGCGCAAGGACATCGTCCTCGACATATTCGGTGGCAGCGGAACCACGCTCATTGCAGCAGAGCAGCTCGGAAGGTGCTGCCGAATGGTGGAGTTTGAGCCAATCTATGTGGACGTAATCATCAAGCGATGGGAGGAAATGACAGGAATGAAGGCGGTACTCATCCGCAACATCCTCGACCCAGAGCAGCCAGCAGGCAAGCCAGCGACCAAGACGAAAGCGAGGAAGGAGGGATAAGCCATGCCAAGAGGAAAAGAGACAATGACGGAAAGCCAGCTCGCCAACATCGAGAGCCACAAGTGGCAGAAGGGGCAGAGCGGCAACCCAAGGGGCAAGAAGAAGGACAGGGTCAAGGCACTCTTGAAGCAGGTGCTCCCAAAGAGCAAGCTGAAGAAGAGCGAGGCACTGACCCTCGACGAGATAAACACCATCGAGAAGAGCATCCTCGTCCTGGAACTCGCAGACCTCCAACTGCTGGCGAAGGCAGACGATACTCCAGCTTACGCTAAGACATTGGCGATGGCTGCAATCATCGACATGAAGAACGGCAAGACAACCACCATGGACAGACTCATGGACAGACAATACGGAAAGCCGCAGCAGAAGGTGGACATCACCACAGGGGGCAAGCCGATAGAGCAAGGTCGCCCACTCACCAGGGAGGAGCAAATCGAGTACTTGAAGAAGCTGGAGGAGGAATACTGAGATGATGAACGACACCGAACTGCAAAAGATGTGGGTGTTGCAGAATCCCCTCAACTTCACCAGGTACTTCTTTAAGGAGAACGGAGGAAAGCGGTTCATTGTCGGGCATCACCACAAGACCGTCTGCGACGCACTCGACAGGGTGCTCAAGGGCGAAATCAACAAGCTCATCATTAACATCGCCCCACGCTACGGAAAGACGGAGCTGGCGGTGAAGAACTTCATAGCGATGGGACTCGCCATCAACCCAGCCTCCAACTTCATACACCTGTCCTACTCCAGCGACCTCGCTGTGGACAACTCCATAGCGATAAAGGACATCGTGAACTGCGAGGCATACCAGCGCATGTTTGAGACAAGAGTGAAATACGGAAGCGACACCAAGGCACAATGGGACACAGAGCAAGGCGGTGGAGTTTACGCAACCTCCACGCTCGGACAGATTACAGGTTTCGGAGCAGGAGAGGTGGACAGAGTGGACGAGCAGGGAAATCCGCTCCCCTACCGATTCGCAGGAGCCATCATCATCGATGACCCGATAAAGCCAGAGGATGCACTGAGCGACGTGGTGCGTGAGCGAGTGAACCGACGATTCGAGACCACCATCCGAAACCGAGTGAACAGCCGCAACACGCCAATCATCATCATCATGCAAAGACTGCACGAGCACGACCTATGCGGCTACCTGCAAGAGATTGAGCCTGACGATTGGACGGTGGTCAGCCTTCCGTGCATCACCACGGACGAGGAAGGAAACCGAATGCCACTATGGGCGTTCAAGCACACGCTGCAGGAATTGGAGAAGATACGCCTCGCCAACTCCTTTGTCTTCGAGACGCAGTACATGCAGAACCCGACACCTATCGAGGGTTTGATGTACTCCCACTTCAAGACATACGACACCCTCCCGATAGAGGCGCACCTGCCAAGGCGCAAGTGCTACATCGACACAGCGGACACAGGAGCCGACTGGCTCTGCGCCATTTGCTACGACGAATACGAGAGCGGATGCTACGTCACCGACATCCTATTCACCAACAAGAGCATGGAGTTCACGGAGCCAGCCGTGGCGAGGATGCTGGTGAAGAACCAAACCGAGGAGGTCGTGGTAGAGAGCAACAACGGAGGTCGAGGGTTCAGAAGGAACGTGGAGAAGCTCGTCCGCATACTCGGAAATTGGATAATGGTCTTCATAGACCTCGCCCAGACCGCCAACAAGCAGACACGAATCTTCATCAACAGCTCGAAGGTGATGAACATGGTATTCTTCCCAGCAGGATGGGAGCTATTGTTCCCACATTACCACAACGCAATGAAGTCCTACCGCAAGGAGGGAGGAAACGAGCACGACGATGCGCCAGACTGCACGACAGGCGTGGTGGAGCGTTTCGGAGTGATTACCTGCGCCCAGATCACCGACGAGGAAGAGGAAGAAATCGAGGATGAGATTTATTAACAACACCAAGCATAAGGAGAAACAAGCAATGCCAGAAATCAAAGAGATTATCGACAGACAGAACAGAATGCCAGCGCAAATCATCGACGACTTGAAGCAGAAGAGCCTCGATGTCATCCCTTGGGGTAAATTGCGCAAGGAGTACGAGCCAAAGGAACACCCAGTGTACACCGACCGCCACTACCGAGACAAGGTGCGCAAGGGCAAGGTGGAGAAGATGACCAGAATCACCTACAGCATACAGAAGCAGGCGGTGAAGCGAATGAAGGAACTCATGTTCACAATCCCAACGAAGAGAAAGTACACCACCAAGACGGATGATGAGAAGCAGGCTGCGGACATCATGGAGGCAATCTTCAAGCGCAACCGAATCAATGCGCTGAACCTAAAGCGAGCGCACAAGCTCTTTGCAAGCTGCGAGATGGTGACAATTTGGTTTGCCCAGGAGCAGGACACCATCTACGCAGGGCACAAGAGCAAGCTAAAGCTCCGCTGCAGGGTCTTCTCCCCGATGGACGGAGACATTCTGTACCCACTTTTCGATGAATACGATGACATGATAGCCCTCAGCGTCCAATACAGCCGAAAGAAGGGAATGGAGCAGCTCACCTACTTCGACACCTACACCGATGCCTTCCATTACCGCTGGGTCAGCAGGAACGGCAACGGATGGGAGGAAGACATGGAGCCAGAGCCTATAAACATCGGAAAGATTGCAGGCATCTACATCCACCGAGACCTCCCGATATGGGAAGATCAGAGCGACAACGGCTACGAGCTGGAGTGGACGGTCAGCAGACAGGGCAACTACCTGCGCAAGAACAGCCGACCAACCTGGGTAATCTACTCGGACAGCCAGCAGGTGACCGCACCGAAGAACAAGAAGCAGGAGCCTGTCGATGACAACGCAGGGCGCAACGTCCTCCGATACGGACAGAAAGACAAGGCTGAGTACGCAACGTGGAACCAGGCAACCGATGCCTTGAAGCTCCAAACCGAGGAACTCAGACGCAACATCCACACCAGCCTCCAGCTCCCCGACATGAGCATGGAGCAGATGAAGGCGACACCAATGAGCGGAGAGGCACGCAAGATGCTCTTCATCGATTGCCAGATGAAGGTCACGGACGAGTCGGGCGATTGGCTGGAGTTTTTCGACAGGGAGGTGAACGTGATACGAGCATTCTGCAGGCAGATGTTCCCCGAACTCGCAACAGCCTTCGACACCCTCATGGTGGAGAACAAAATAATTCCGTTCCAAATCAACGACCGAAGCCAGCAAATCAAGGACATGAGCGACGCATCAGGAGGCAAGCCTATCGTATCGAGACGCACAGCCATCCGAGAAATCAACATCGTGCCAGAGGAAGAGGTGGACGAGGAGGAGCAGAGAATCATAGACGAGGAGAACGCAGCAGCCGATGCCTTCTCCAACGAACCAACTATGTAAAGGATTGAACAATGCCAACAAGAATCACCATTGCAACATACGACGAGAAGCATAAGCAGAACCTCGCCAAGAGAGCCAAGAAGGTGAGAAACCTATACGACGCAGCCGTAAAGCGAATGACGCAAGCGGCTGCGCCATCCCTTTTTGACGCAGACAAAGATAAAGAGTTCCACTTCGAGGACTTCCCAGCCTTGAAGAGGGAGATGGACGCACTCATGCAAGACCTCTACTCCAGCCTACAGACGAACATCGAGGATGGGGACGAGGAAAGCTGGACTCTCGCCAACACCAAGAACGACGCAATGGTGGAATCGGTCATCGGCAAGGCGAAGCTCCCAAAGAAGACCATACAGGCGTGGAAGCACCCACACCTGGAGGCACTCAATGCCTTCATAGACCGCAAGGAGGCAGGTATGGGACTCAGCAGGAGGGTCTGGAACCTCACCAAGCAGTTCAAGGATGAAATGGAACTCGCCCTCGAACTCGGAATGGGCGAAGGCAAGAGCGCAGCCGAGCTGAGTCGCGATATCCGCAAATACCTTAAGGAGCCAAGCAAGCTGTTCAGAAGGGTGCGAGACAAGAGCGGAGCCTTGCGCCTCTCCAAGGCTGCTGCCGCATATCACCCAGGGCGTGGCGTTTACCGCTCCAGCTACAAGAACGCCCTCCGAATGACAGCGACCGAGAACAACATGGCATACAGGACAGCCGACCACACCAGATGGCAGGCTCTCCCTTTTGTTATCGGTATCGAAATCCATATCAGCAACAACCACCCGACAGAGGACATCTGCGACCTATTCGACGGAAAACGCTTTCCAAAGGACTTCAAGTTCACAGGATGGCATCCATGGTGCAGATGTTATGCAGTTTCCATCCTCGCCAAGCAGGAGGAAATGGACGCATACATCAAGGCTCTCATTGCTGGCGAAGACGTGAGCGATTGGCAATTCACTGGCAAGGTCGAGCAGATGCCAACCGAGTTCACCAAGTGGATGAAGGACAACGAGAGCCGAATAGCCAAAGCCAAGTCCATGCCCTACTTCATCAAGGACAACTTCAAGGACGGAGACCCAACCAAGGGGCTGCGATGGGAAGGTAAAACTCCTGATCAAGAAACGAAACCAGCAAAGACGAAGCACGATATCATCATTGAGAACGCTGCCAAGAGACACGCAGCGAGAACAAAGGAGCAGGTGGTAGACATCCAAGACGCATGGACAGAAAGAAGACTCGACTTTTATGACGAGAAATGCGATAAGTTAATGAAGACCCTCGCCTATAGCCAAGGACAGGCACTCCCTGCATTGGCAAAGAGACAGATAGCCCTGCGCAATGCCATAGGCAAGAATGCATCTGTGGAAGAGGTCGAGGCATTGTTTGTTAAATTCGAGAAGGGCGTGAAGACACAGAACGAATGGGACATCCAAGTATGGGGTAGCTTCAGCAAAGAACAAATCGCCAACATGAAGGACATCGAAAAGAGACTCGGAATCAAAAAGGGAAGACCTATGACCTACGAGGAAGCTGACAAACAGAGCGCAAACCCATTGCATGTGAACGAATACATTGTGGATAAAAACTCAAAATGGGTATTGTCTGGGACAAAGATTCATGTAAGCAAAAACCCATTATACAACAAAGCCAAGCACGAGCCATACGATATAAACTGCCAAACTTGTGCTCCAGCCTACGCTCTGAGAGAATGGGGTTTCAATATTTATGCAAAGGGAAACACCAAGGCATTGGGAGACTTATCCAACTATCTCAGCAAGGGCGATAATTGGCTGGAGACATGGACAGAGAAAGACGGGTCAGCAGTAAGCATAACCAGCTTCAAGGACTACCTAAAAGCACACCCAAGCTGGAAACACATGACGCAGCAAAGATACCTCCAATACTTCAACGACGTTTGCAAAGAAGAAGGAACATACGAGGTCGGTCTAAGCTGGGAACCAAGAGGTGGGCATTGCACAATCGTTAAACGATTCAGCGATGGAAGCCTTAAGTACATAGAGCCGCAGGAAGACAACTCCGACGGAAGCGGATTCGAGGAAAAGGATATAAAATACCTTTGCGAAAAAATGAGGAAAGACCCAATTTTGAAAGATGGAGCGATAAAGATAAGCGACAAATTGCTTAATTTAAAATACGTTTCAATTTTCCTTAAACGCTGAAATTACATCAAGGGCGATAAAACCTTTAAACTCGGTAATTTCCCCATTTGAAGACAGGACAAGAGCAACAGGGAAGCCAGTCTTGCTATTGGCAACGGCTGCACAATAGCAAGATTCCCCCTCCTTCTCCCCAACAAAGGAGACGGAATAAGAAGAACCAAGGTTCTCGCTAACGAAGCTACGTATCGTCTTTGAAACTTTCATAAAAGTTTAGTTTTTGCGGCAAACTTACGAAAAAAGTCGGAGATTGCAAAGGGAAAATCCATATAATTTGCAAATTTAGCTTTAATTTACGTTAAATAAATGATTATATCGTAATCACTTTTAAGAAAAAAAGCTATTTTTGCAGCGTTACAAATTTGTATAACCAAAGCATAATTTTATGTTCGAAGAGATTTTAAAGGCACTCAAAACCAAGTTTCCTGGGGTTGATGCCAAGATTTTAGAGCGGATAGCCAAGAAAAAGGCTGAGACGACAACCAAGGAAGAGGAAGTGAAAACCGTCGTTGATGGGGTGACCTTCCAATCCATCCTGGAGAGCGAGGGCGACCGAAGAGCCGACGAGGCTCAGAAGACAGCCGTAACCAACTACGAGAAAAAGTACAAGTTGAAGGACGGCAAGCCTACCGACGAACCAGCACCAAAGAACACACCAAGCCCGACAAACCAGCCAACAGGAGGGGAAGACAGCGAGGTGATGAAGATGCTCAAAGAGATTAAGGCAGACAACGAGCAGCTGCGCAACGAGCTCAACGGATTCAAGACCGAGAAGCTCGGCAACCAGCGCAAGCAGCAGTTTGAGGCTTTGTTTGAAGAGGCATCCGACAAATTGAAGGAACGCTACATGCGCAACTACGACCGCCTGTCGTTCAAGGACGATGAGGACTTCAACGGATGGCTCGACAGCCAGAAGCCGTTCATCGAGGATGACATCAAGACGGAGAAGGCAGCAGGTGCAACCAACACGCCACCGCTCGGTGGTACCCGACGCAAGCCAGGCGAGCAGGCAGACCCAGCAGTCACGGCATACCTCAACGCAGAGGCAATGAGAGAGCAGCAGGCAGCATCGCCAGTCATCATCGGACTGAGCCAGGGCGCACCAACGACACCAGCACCTCCTGCGCAGTAGCAAAGTTTAACCATTTAAAGGGAAAAAGCAATGAACCGCATGTTCAAGCACACAGACGCAGACCGACCTGATCCTATCGTCTTCGAGACCATCGTCATGGAGAAGCCAGGAGGCGGTCTCGTCAAGAACCCAGAGTTCGACTTGCACAAGGGTCTCGCAATGGGACAGGACGCAAGCGGACTCTTTGTCCCAATCAAGGGATACCGCCTCATTACAGAGGTGAAGACAGCTGACACCACTATCAAGATAGCCAAGGGCAGTGGTATCAAGAAAGGAGACGTTATCGCCCATGGCAAGGTGGGTGTCGCCTGCACCGAGGTAGACACCGAAACCAGCCAGGACTATGACGTGGTGACCGTCACCTTGGGCGTGGCTATCGCCCAGGACACCGTCCTCTTCCAAGCAGCCGATGCAGCGGACGGAACAAAGACAACGGCTGCGCCAATCCACAAGCCCGAATACATCCTCGGCACATTCGTCAAGGCTGGAGAGGGCGACTTCGAGGCTCGACTTATTCGAGGCGCAAGCCTCCGCAAGGAGACAGCACCTGTCGCAGCAGAGGTCGTGGATTTGATGAAGGGCATCACGCTCGATTAATTTTATTAACAACAAAGGAGACAAGAAACAATGGAATCACCATTATTCGACATTGACATCCCTGGAATGCAGGCGACCGTCAACAAGTTCCAGCCAGGAACAGGTCTCGCATGGGCTACTCTTTTCCCACTCAAGTACACCCGAAAGTTCGACTTGAAGGGTCTGGAGGGAGACGAGGGAATCCCTGTGGCAGCGGACAGAGTCGCATTCAACACCAAGGCTCCAAAGAAGACACGTCAGAAGGTCGGTACTTGGAGCGGCAAGCTGAGCAAGTACGCAGTGAGCCGTGACAAGGACGAGGTGGAGATTAACGAATACCTCGACGCACAGACACTCGCCAACACCGCAACCGAGAACCAGCAGGAGAAGCAGGAACTCGTTAACTTGGTTTACGATGACGTGACCTTCGTCCGCAAGGCAATGGACTACAAGGTGGAGCTGGACTGCATGAGAATCGCATCCAGCGGTGTGCAGACCTTCCCAGCGAAGATTGAGGGCGACATGGCGACACAGGACACCATCGACTTCAACGTTCCTAAAGCCAACTTCATCGGAGTATCAATCTCCAACAAGAAGAGCAAGGACGGCAAGACAACCATCGAGGCGGTGACTTGGGATGACGAGGAGAACGCAGACGGACTCCTCGACCTCGCCAACGCACAGGAAATGATAGCGAAGCAGGGACTCACCAAGCCACGCTACGCATTCATGGAGAAGTCCAAGTTCAACCAGCTCATCGCACAGAAGAAGACCGCCAAGCGACTCTACCCACAGGTGAACGACCTGTCGATGATTACAGCCGACATGATTACTCTGGAGAAAATCAACGCCTACAACGAGAATCCATCGAGAGGCTATCCGCACATCATCATCCTCGACACCTACGTAACCATAGAGCACAAGGACGGCAGCAAGGAGACTATCAAGCCATGGAACGTGAACGTGGTGACACTTTCGCCAACCCTGCAGCTCGGATGGACTTATTACAAGAACGTCCCTATGGTTCAGAACACCTCGGCTTTGCAGGTTTACGGAGCCTTCTTCAAGGTTACCCGATACAGCGAGGTGAACCCTCAGTCGGAGACCACGCTGGCAGAGGCATACGTGCAGCCTGCGCTCATCAACCGCAAGTCCCTCGTTTTCCTCAACACGGCAAACAAGACCTGGGCGGATGGCGAGGCAGCGACAGCCTAACCCGTAACAGAGAGACAGCATGAAGACAAGACACGCAATCAAGGCAATGAGCAGCTACCCCATACCAGCCGCAACGATTGACAACATCATCGATGAGGCAGGGCTGGACGCAGATGCAGAAATCACCAAGGAAACGAGAGCGAGCAACGAGTTCAAGAAAGCGAAGGCACTGACCTACGCCTTCCTTGCCGAAGCACCGAACATCACCCAAGGTGGAATCAGCTACACGTTCAGCGAGGACGAACGCTCACGATTCGCCAAGAAATCGAACAGCCTGCTCGCAGAGCTGGGAGAGGACGAGGCAGGAACCGACGTTCAATGCGGCTACATCGGGGAGGATTTCTGATGATTATTCAAAATGGCTTTCTTTTTACTATCGATAACACCACCAAAGGGGGAATGCTTCACGGCATCCCCCAGAAGGTGGACAAAACCAAGAGCGAGGCTATACCTTGCAACATATCGAAGAACAAGAGCGACCATCAAGGCACATACCAGGACGGCAAGTTCACACAATTTGCAGCCAAGGTATTAATCGAACCGCAGGACTTCACCGCCAAAAGAGTGAGGCTGACCGACAACCGAGGCACAGACCTCGGAGAGTTCGAGGTGCAGGACATCACCTATCTCGAAGCAGTGGACGCATTGCAGATAACCGTCTGAGGAGAATAGACCATGCCAATAAAACCCAACTTCACGGCAAACGACATCCGCAAAAGAATGAACCAGGAGATACAGCGAAGGAGACAGGCACTGATAGCCCAGCTTTTCTACATCGGTGAGGAATGCCTGACCCAGGCGAGAAGCGGACACAAGTACTTGAACCAGACAGGAAACCTTTGCAGCTCCATAGGTTACTGCATCCTCGACAATGGCAATATTATACACGAGGGAGAATGGAAATCCGTGGCTGGAGGCAAGGGAGACGGAACGGAGGGAGCCAAGCAAGGCGTGGCTTTTCTTCATGATCTGGCAAGCAAGCAACCAACTAAAGGCATCGCTTTCCTCATGGTGGCAGGAATGCCATACGCCCAATACGTCGAAGCTATGAGCCTCGACGTTCTCGATACAAGCGAGCAGATGGCGCAAGCCAAAATCAAGGCGATGCTCAACCGATTATTCAAGGCTACTTAACTATGGCAAGAGGAACGACACAAATCGAATTGGAGATGTACGCAGCACTTGAGGAGCTGATGGGAAGTACGATACATGGAACATTCTACCCCAGCGACCTGCGACCACTCGATGCGAACACCGAGGACGCAGTCCTTACCGTCTCCAACGCAACGGCAGCTCAAATCCAGGAAGGCAGGGCACGGCTCAATATTTACGTACCCGACATCGACAACGGAGGGACGAGCCTCGTCCCCGACAAGGCAAGGTTGATGGAGCTGGAGAAGATGACCGACAAGGTGGTCGAGACACTTAATGAAGCCGACACCGCCTACATTTTCGATTTGTTTCAAGCTACGGCAACGATTGCCGTGCCAGGGAAGAGTGAGCATTTTTTGAACATCGGCATTCATTTTAAGTTAGCAAACATTTAAATAACAAGGAGAAACAAGACATGGCAGACACCAACCGAAAGATTATCATGTCATGGGGAAAGTGCAAAGTCGAGTTTGGAGACACAGGTGAGAACGATGCATTCGCAACAGAACTCACCGATGTCGGTGTCATCAAAGACCAGAGCACCGAACTCTCAGCCAGCGATGGAGACCAGCTCCAGATGAAGGCTACAGGTGGGGAGGTCGTGGCACAGGAAGACAACGAAGGCACGCTTCAACTCGTGACAACCGTCATCGAACCGACACCTGAGCTTTACGAGAGACTCGGCATCGCAGACAAGGAAGCTGATGGCGAGCAGAAGGTGAAGACCCACATCGTGCCAGGCGACAAGAGTCTGAAAGTTACACCACACAACAAGGGAGCGAGAGGAATCAAGGCTCCGTCTTGCCGCATCAAGGTAGCACCAGCCCTTGACGAACAGAATGGTAACGCCCTCACACTCACCTTCGGCATCTTCAAGACAACAGGTGTGGCACCGAACGAGAAAGGGGAAGACCAGAACTACTGGTACTCCCGTTTCAAGACAACCGAGGCTTTGAAATAATCCCATATTCCAAACACCAAGAGCAGGAGAAAGCAACACAAAGCCATCCTCCTGCTCTTTTCACTTTTAAGCTATGGACAAAGAACAAAAGACATTGGAACAGCAGGTGACCGACACTATTCTGCAGCGCAAGACAACATCGCTGGAGATTGGAGGGAGAACCTACGAGATACCATCACCGACACCAGCAACGCTGATGATGGTCAGCGAGGAAACCTACAACATGCCCGATATCAACCAAGCACCGAAGAGCATCCTCAACGAGACGCTGAGAACCGCAAGGGACTGCAAGGCATTGGGCAGGATAGCCGCCATCCTGGTACTCGGAGCCAAGCGAATAAGGGAGAACCACAGGGTGAACATTTCCCAGATCAAGAAATGGAGCTGGCGCAAGTTCCGATTCATCACCGAGACGAAGACCAAAAGCGAGCTGGACTACATCGCAGACCGAATTCTCGAGGAACTATCCCCACAGACACTGAACGAGGCAATCACCAAGCGACTGCTTGAGATGCAGGTGGGCGATTTTTTCGGTCTTACCACTTCCCTAAGCGCAACAAACATTCTAAGGGCGACAAAGGAAGTGGGACAGACAGCCCCTGGGCAATCATCATAGGCTGGGCGAAGAACCTCGGAGTTACAACAGAAAAGATTCTATACGACTACAGCTGGACGAACCTCACGCTTTACTCAGCCGCTACCCCACAATTCGATGATGAGGACACCAAGGCTGGAGGCAAGGAATGGGACGAGTCCAAGGACGCAAACAACCCCGATAATTTCAACGACAAGGACGATGAGGAAGAAACCATCGTAAGGAGCATTTAAAAATGGCAGAATTCGACAACGGAAGAGAAGGATTCTCGATAGGCATAGACGATACACAATTGCAGAGCGACGCAGAGAAGGTCGTGCAGCAATTCCAATCAATCGGCAGGATAGCCACCGAGATAGGACAGAAAATAGACTCTGCATTCGGCAGTGTTACCACAGAGAACCTACGGCACGAGACAGAGGAAGCGACCGACAAAATCAAGGAGATGGGAGACACCACCAAATCCGAGACGGAGAAGATGGACGCAAGCCTCAAGAAGATAGCCGCAGGCGTTACTGCGTACTTTTCCATTCAGAAGTTAGCCGAGTTCGAGAGCAAGGTCATCAGCATCAGAAGCGAGATGGAGAGCCTGCACGTTTCCTTCAAGAATCTTGCAGGAGAGCAGATGGGAAACGAGCTCTTCGAGCAACTGAAGGAATACGAGCTGCGCACCCCAATGATTATGAACGACCTCGCACAGGGAGCGCAGACAATGCTCGCCTTCAACATACCAGCGCAGGAGGTCATGGAGCACTTGAAAGCAATCGGTGACATCTCCATGGGCGACAGCGAGAAGTTCAAGAGCCTAACCCTCGCCTTTTCCCAGATGAGCGCAACGGGCAAGCTGATGGGACAGGACTTGCTGCAGATGATTAACGCAGGCTTCAACCCATTGCAGGTTATCAGCGAGAAGACAGGCAAGAGCATCGGAGAGCTGAAGGACGAGATGTCGAAGGGAGCCATCAGCACCAAGATGGTGCAGGAGGCGTTCCACGCAGCAGCCAGCGAAGGTGGTCAGTTCAACGGAATGCTGGAGCAGCAGAGCAAGACAATGAAGGGTGCGCTCTCCAATCTGGAGGGAGCATGGCAGTATATGCTCAACGACATAGGCGAGGCACAGGAAGGCTTCATTGTTGACAGCATCGACGCAGCGCAGAAGCTCATCGCCAACTACAAGCAGGTGGGACAAATCATAATGGGCTTAATCACCACCTACGGAACATACAGGGCTGCGGTCATGGTGGCGACCGTGGCAGAGAAGGGACACAGCATCACAATGATTGCGGCAAGGGCGCAAATCCTGCTCACGCAGAAGGCGCAAGCCTTGCTCAACGCAACGATGCTCTCCAATCCATACGTGGCAGCAGCCACGGCACTCGGAGTGCTCATCGGTACATTGGTAGCCTGCCAGGACGGACTGACCGCAAGCGAGAGAGCGCAACGAGACCTCAATAACGAGATGCAAGAAGCTAAGCAGAAGCAGGAGGAATACAACCAGGAGACGGAAACAGCCATAGAGAACGCCCAAAAGGACGGAATCGCCACAAATGACAGACGCAAGGCACTGAACCTCCTCATTCAGCGATATCCAACCATCATCAAAAAATACATAGACGAAGAGGGACACCTAAAGAACATCGTACAGCTTAAGCGAGAAATTGCAGAGTTGGATGGAAAGAAGACCGTCTCCGACCTCAACAAGGAGGCTGACAAGAACGAATCATACGTTTATTACCTCCGCAGGGCTCTCGACAACCAAAGACATGGAGGCACAACAAACACGCTCTCACAGAAGGAGCGTGAAATGATAAACAAAATCAAGGAAGACTACTATAAGAAAAATGGATGGACGAGCCGAATGACTGCGAGCATTACAGACATGATAAGCTATTATCAAGATAAAGCAAAAGGAGCAAGAAAAACGGCAGGCAAGACCGCCACCACCCAGCAAGCCAATAAGCTCGCAGAGGGCTTCAAGAATCTAAACAACACCCAGCTGAACAACCTCATCAAGCAGCTGGAGAAAGGCAAGGCAACAGGCAAGAACGTCACGTTCAAAATGAAGGGATTCGGAAACTACGCCTACAGCCAAAGCGACATATTGAGCATGCTCACAACCGCCCAGGGTATCAAGACAGCCAGGGGCAAGAGCAAGAAGACATACAACGCCAGCGACTGGGACAAACAAGCCAAGGACGCACAGGCGAAACTCGACGAAATGGGAGATGACAAGAAGGGAACCAAGGAGTGGAAGGCGCAAGAAGACCTAATCAAAGAAGCGCAGGAACACAAGGCATCCCGACAAGTCTCCACCCACCAACAGAGAACATCAGCCGCCAAGAAGCAACAAACCGAAGCCGAGAAAGCCGCCAAGGAGCAAGCCAAGGCAGACGAGAAGAAGGCAGAGGAAAACTACAAGTACGAGCAGCAGAGCACCCAGCAGAAGACCGACAACGAGCTACTGCAGGCACAAGCCATCGTGGATGCGATGAAGGAAGGCGAGGCTAAGAAACTCGCCCAGCTCGACATCAACTACAAGAAGGAGCAGGATGCGCTCGACAAGGAAGAGAAGGCATTGCTCCAAGCCAAGATAGACTATGCAAAGACCTTGTGGGAGGCAGACCCGAAGAACGAGAAACGAGGGTTCTATGCCACAGGGCAGCAGAAGAACATAAAGCTGACAGACGAGGAAAAGGCTGGAATCACAGCCAAGCGCACCTCGCTCGACAGCAACACCGCACAACAGAGGGACGACCTGATCAAGGCATTGCTCGAGAAATACGATGACGAGAACGAGAAAGCAGAGAAGACCCGAAAGGCAATCACGGACGATATCGCCCAGCTGACAAAACTGAGGGACGAAGCAGCCAAGCTCGGAGACAAAGACCTCGTCCAGCGTTACGAACACAAGCGAGAGCAGGCAACGAAAGCCCTCGAAGAGAACATACAAAGCGTTTACCTTGAGGAACTGAAGAAGTCCATCGATTGGGACTCGGTCTTCAACAACCTCGACAAGCAGACAACGCAGCAGCTAAAGGACACCCGAAACAAGCTCCTCGCCTACAAGGGAAGCACAGAATACAAGAACGCCACCCCAGAGAACAAGAAGGTCGTGGAGACCGCCATAGGACAGCTCAATGACGCAATCATCAAGGGAAGCGGCATATTCGGCAACCTCGCAGAGAACTGCAAGGCATACGAGGAAGCGAGCCAAAGATACACCGATGCCTTGAAAGAACTGAACATCGCACTCTCCGAGTTCAGCGACATCGAGGACAGCGATGCATCCGACGAAGCCAAGGAGAAGGCTAAGAAGCGAGTGGATGAAGCTCAGAAGAAGGCTGACGATGCCAAGAAGGACAAGGACACCACCAAGGTGAACCGAGACAAGTCTATCGACACGACAACAAACAATATCATAAGCCTCTCCAACGCAATAACCCAGCTCGGAAGCACCAGCGAGATGAGCCTTTCAGAACTTGGCAGTGTCGTAAGCAATGTCGCAAACGTATTCGGAGAAGCTGGCTCGAAGATAGGAGGCATCATCGGTGCCATTCTTTCATTGCTTGATGCGATACAGAAGCAGGGACTCTTCAAGTTCATCGGCAACATTTTCTCCTCTGTTTTCGGAGCGGTCGGTGGAATTTTCCGAAGCCTCACAGGAAGCAAGCTATTCGGTACCGACACCAGCGTTGAAGACACGATAAACGACCTCACCCAATCCAACAAGGATCTGGAGTCTGCAGTGGACAGGCTGACCGAGATAATGAAGGACAAGGCAGGACAGGAAGCAACCGACACCTACCAAAGGGCGAAGAAGAACCTGGAGGATGCAGAGTCCAACAAACAACAGATTCTGAAAGCGGCAGCAGGAGCATACAGCAACGGATTTGCAGGCATCGGTGGACATCACTCCGCCAACAAGAAAATCAACGACTCCATGAGCGCATCCGATTGGGCGAGGATTAGCCAAATCACAGGAGTGACCGTACGAGGTGCTGGTGACTTTTGGAACCTTACCAGCGAGCAGATGGCGAAGGTGGCTGACGAGGCGACCGACCTCTGGTCTAAAATCAAGAACGCAGGAGGATACAAGAACGTGTCCAGCGACATGGACGAGTACATCGAGTACTACAAGAAGCTCATCGACTTGCAGAACGACTACAATGAGGCGGTCACGAACCTATCGTTCGACAGCGCAAAGGATGGATTGAAGGAACTGCTGAAGGACACCACCAAGGGCTTAAAGGACGCAACCAAGCAGGTAAAGGAGTACATGGAGGAAGCAGTCCTCAACTACATAACCAAGACGGCACTCGCCCAGGACATGCAGGACTGGTACAAGCAATTCGCTGACGCAATGGCTGACGGCACACTCGACCAAACCGAGAAGAACGCCTTGCAGAAAAAATACGAGGAAACCTACCGCAAGGGAGAGCAGCAGAGGGACAACATGTACGCAGCGGCTGGAATCGACCCATCGGAAGACTACAACCAAAGCAGCTCCAGCGCAAGCCTCAGTGGAATGACGCAAGACCAGGGCGAGGAAATGAACGGAAGGCTCACCAGCATACAGATGGGCGTTACATCCATCTCGGAAGCCATCCAGCTGCAGGCGATGAACAACGCAAGCATCGCACTGAGCGCATCTGCAATCAAAGCCAACATGGATGACATGATGGAGATGCAGGTGCAGGCGGTCGGTCACTTGGAGAAGATAGAGCGATACACCAGCGAGCTGCCAGCGATGAACCAAAAGCTGGATAAGATAAGAAAGAACACCGAACATCTATAATAGGAGAAGCGACAAATGAACAGAATCGGGGAATTATTCATCAACGACATAGACGCATTCGGAATGTGGGGCATTTGCCTAAGCGACTCCTCGCTTTGCACGCTCATTGAGCCAGAGCCACTGAAGGATGCGGTCAGCAACAAGGCAACCACCGAGAACGGAAAGCAGGTCATCAAGGAATCAGAGCCAAAGGTGGACGAGAGGGACATGACCCTATTCGTCCAGCTTTACGCACAGAGCCGAGACGAAATGATGCAGAGGCTGATATCGTTCAAGAAGGAGCTAAAGAAGAGACGCATCAACATACGCACCAAGTTCGAGCCAGATGTGGTGTACCGATGCGATTACAAGAACTGCAAGCAATTCAAGTCATACTTCAAGGGAATGGCGACATTCAGCCTATCGCTAAACGAGCCGAACCCAGCCAACAGAGGCAAGGAGGATACCGACAATTATGAAGATACAGATTTATAACAGGGCACAAGCCAAGGCATACACGATACCCATCGGGAGCGGAAGCACCTACGTATGGAAGAAGCAGGAGGAGGAGTACATCAGTGTGAACTTCTCCACCTCCTCCGTCCTTGAGCTCCGCAAGGGGTACTACACCAACATCGAGCGGCTCGGTCGCTTCGAGGTGGTGGACTTGCCAAAGCCAACTGCATCGAGCAAGGACGCAGGCTACGAATACGAACTGCGCCTCGACAGACCCTGGTACAAGTTCAAGAATCGCATCATCTTCTTTAGGATTGGCAGCGTGAACGGAATGCAAGCCAAGTGGAGCAACACCGACACGCTGGAGGCACAAGCCAGCATCCTCACCGACAACCTCTCCAAGATTGGCTACACTTACGGAGGCAAGGAGTACATCGTATTCATCCACGATGACGTGGAGAAGAGGAACGACGCAAAGCTCATAGACTACGACAGCACCACCATCCTCTCGGCACTTGACAAGATAGCCGAGGCTTTCGACACAGAATGGTGGATTGATAAGAATGAAATCCATTTCGGAAGATGCGAGCAAGGCGACCAGATCATAACGCTGGAGCAGCACAAGGAGCTGAACGGACTGAGCCGAAGCGAGGACAGCGAACAGCACGGAACCAGACTCTACGCTTTCGGCTCCAGCCGTAACCTCAACCAAAACTACAGACGCAAGCTGAAGAACCCATTCACAATAGACGGATTCCACAAGCTCTACTCCACCAAGGTGCGATTCACGACAAACAAGCCGAAGACATTCTACAGCGAGAAGAACCGCATCAAGATAACCAGCTACAGCAAGTACACAGAGAAGACATACACATTCAAGGTGGTGAGCGGAAGCTACACAAACCCAGCCGCAGGACAGACCGTCTCCTGGAACAGCCCAGTCTTCGAGATAGAGGTGGACAGCATAGTGGACGCAATCGGATTCCAAAACGGAACAGGCGTGCAGTTCATCATCGGGGACGAGACAGGAGGTCAGACGGACGCAAGCAAGACCACCATGGTCAGAGTTGAGCGAGACTTCCGTCCGATTTTCTCGTTCAAGGACTTGCAACTGCAGAAGAAGGCGATAACCAAGAACACCACCATCACGCTGGCAGACAAGACCGAGACAGGAATAGAGTTCATCGGCATAGTGGCTGACGGAGACAAGAACATCAACGACGGAAGGGACTGCTACGGACTAACGGACGAGAAGAAGCAACTCGCAGGCACAAGCCAGCAGGTCACACTCGCCCACCTCGCTATGGCATACGTCAACAAGCTCTACACAGAGCCGATAGACGGACAGGCAGACGTGGCGATACAAGGAGTGGCAGACACCATCCTCCAGCTACCTATAGGCACACCATACATCGACAGCGACCCGAACCTCGACCCAGACGAGGTGACGGACATCGTCAAGACATACGAGGACATCTACCCAAGGGCACTGCTCACCATAACGGAGGTGACGAAGATACCAGCCAAGACAACCAACACCGACACAGGCAACGTGACATATTGGACTGCCTACCGATTCAAGGCGAAGCTCCCAGATGGCTCTCCCTTCGTTTTCGACAGCATATACGAGACGCAGGAACAGAACAAGCCACTGAGCATCCACTTTGAAAGCGGAAAGCTGAACGGAATGGACTTCGAGGTACACTTCAACCCTGATGCGGACGTGGATGACAAGCAACTCTTCGAGATTACGAGGAACGACACCTACACGCTGGAACTGCCGAACGACACCATGAAGCCAGCGGTCGGGGACAAGCTCTACATGTACAACATGGACATTACCTTCATTGATGACGAATTGGTGGAGGCAGCGGAAATGGAGTTGAAGGCAGAGGCTGAGAAGGACATGAAGAAGATGAAGGTGGACAGCGGTACCTACGAGGGAACCACGAACCCCGTGGACTTCAAGCGCAAGCAAATCGAACTGACATACGGAAGCAAGGTGAAACTCGTCGCCCCCGAATATTTCGACACAGACAACAACGCAAGGTATAGCCGCATCATCGGCTGGGAACTTGACATCGAAGACCTCACGCAAGGCACATACACCATCGGTGAGAGCAAGGCATACAGCAACAGCGAAAGCCTGGCAAGCACGGTAAGCGAGGTGGTCTATTACAACAGCCAGCTGCAGAACACCACCGCCCAAGGCAACATACCTGCATACGATAAGCTGATAACCGAGCTTCAAAACAAGATGGAGTTCTTGGAGAAGAGAATGGACACCAAGCTGAGCAAGGTCTTCGAGGACACCGCAAGGCAACTCATCCAATTCAGCAAGGGCATCACAATCGGGGACTTCATCAGCGGACAATTCGGAAAAGGAGGCAACATCGACGGAATGGGAAACGCAGAGCTGAACAGCCTTACAATTAGAGAGTTCGTCGAAACCCCCGAATACCGATGCAACAGGGTGACAATTCAGATAGGAAACCGATGGAGGGCAGCAGGCGGTGGAATCATCAAGGAGGTAATACCCGACACCGACAGCGAAGGGAACGAGCTGACAACAGGAACCATCATCCTCCACCTACAGGACGGAGAGATAGGCAAGATTGCCGTTGATGACATTTGTCAAGGAATATGGCATGAGGGAATGAACATCGAGGACAACGAGAGCGACGACTACGACGATGGCATCGGTAACTTCAAGTTCGCTGGGTTCTACACCGCATACTTCCGAATCACGGAAATCATCGACACCCAGCACAACAGCAGGGTACGCTACGCATTGAGACCGAAGAGCGACACATGGCAGAGCCAGCATCACCCACACGATGCGATGCACTTTGTCGCATACGGAAACTTCAGCGACGAGACAAGGCAGAAGAGCCGATACAGCACGCTGACATACGAGCGATACCTTGCAGGCGTGAACAACTGGGAGTTTACCAAGGAAATGGTAGCCGCCCAATTCGGAGACTTGACGAACCTCTCCATTTTCGGACTCGACATGAAAGGATACTCCGCCTACCTCAACAACATATACATGAGCGGAACTATCCAGCAGTTCGAGCAGATGGGAAGACGAATATATATAGACCAAAGCCTGGACGGACGGATGGCTGCGGACGAGACGGAGACCGTCACAATCCAGATCCTGGACGGATACATGCAAGACCACACCAGCGAATACACATTCAAGGTGGAGCGAGACACAGGGGACACCGCATCGGATGCGGTCTGGAACGCAAAGCCAGAGCACGCCAATTGCGGCTCGTCTTTTCAAATTTCGTTTGCAGACCTCCACATAAGCGAGAGCCACAGCGGAATCAGCACTCTGTTCTACGTCACGGCAGACGATGGAAAAGAAGCCCCGATAACGGAGCCGATAGAATATTAACTTTAAAGCAATAGGAGAACGAGAATGGCAACAAAGAAAAGGACATTCCAATCGGAGCGAAAGCACACGAGACTCGACTTCTCGCCATTGGCGATAACATGCGAGTTGGTCTGCATCACTGCTGACTCGCCAACGGCACAAACCGCCAACACCGCTCTGAACCAGTTCGAGCCAGACCGAGGGATTACCCCGACAATCATCAGACCGCAGACAACGGTCAATGACCCCGACGGCATCTATACATCGGGAATCAACAACCACAACCTGGCGAGCGACCAGCACGAGTGGTTTGTGAACGGAACGCCAATCGCCAAGGTTTGGAAGCAGGGAACAGACTACGATATAATCAAGGACGCAACCGAGGACAACGGCAGCTTGAAGATTATGCGTAACATCGTCCCTGGAGAAGTTGCGACACTTTCCTACACAGGAAAATTCAACGATTTCAGAACAGGTACCAACTACAACGTGGAAGCCAGCGGAATGGCACTCACTACCACGGATAAGGGAGGCAACAAGATAGCCTGCTCTGTGGACTGCGAGCAAATCACCTACGACCCACTGAAGGACGAGTTACTCCTTTATGAATACCTGGTCGCAGAGGGTATCGAAAAGGCTGGTCAGAGAGACAAGTTCATCAACGGCAAGAGCTACGAACGCCAAGTCAGCGTGACGCTCACGCAAGGAGACGCAACCATCACCACCCTGCCAACAGGACTGACAATGCGCCTTGTGGAACGAGGAAAGAACACCGCCCTCACGGCAGGAACGCTCCAGCACCCAGAAATCAAGTCCATAGCATTCCCGAACATCGCCTTCGACTTGCGATTCATGTGGAGCCAGGAGTTCGAAGTTCAGTTTGTAGATACAAGCGGCAACGTGAAAACGAGCTGCGGTATCAGTTTGCTGAGAGACATGAGCATACTTACCCAACATGACGTGGCAAGAGGAAATGACATCGTGCAGGGACAGCAGCGGTACTACAACTACGGCATCTTTGCAACAGGCTCACAACCCATCCAATACCCAGAGCTCTACTACAGCATCAGATGGTGGACGCAGGCAAGGGTCTACGACTCGGCAACAAAGAGCTACAAGTACGCTGAGAGAATAGAGAGACAGGAAGGGCAGAGCATGGAGTGCAGCGTGGACTCCCTCGGCATTGGCTACGAGAAGAACCTTTGCTGGTTCGACGTGGGCATGGACATCGAGGAACGAGACGTGGCGGCAATCATGACAACCGAGGATGAGAGCAGCATCCTCACCGACGAGAACGGAAACATTTATATCATTTAGGATGAGATACGCAATAGTCGAGACAGAGAAGGCAGAAGCCAAGGGGCTGAAAGCCAAGCACCATCGAACGAACAACACAGGCTCGAAGATGGCAGTGAACGAGAACGAATTGCTGAAGGTGGACGAGAACACAGAGACTGCGGCAACGCTGCTCGGAGGCAAGCTCCAAGACCTGGAGCAATTCAAGGTTGAACTTCAAAAATGGGACGAATAAGGAAATGGCAAACAAAATCAAGGGAGCGTTCACGGTGCGCTTCATCAGAACAGGCGACCAAATCTACGTCGAAAAGACCATCGTGAAATTTGACAAGAACGGCACGGAAAGCGGAGGCTCGCTCTTCCAGGCAATCGACCCGACAAACGGAGGTTTGTCCGTTGATTGGAAGACAAGCATCTACGAACAGCCAGCACTCAAGATAGGAATCAAGAGCGCAGTCGGCAACCCCGTGACGATAACAGACATCAAGTGGACATATCGAGGTACGCAGCTGGCATTCAACGCAAGCCAAGCCACGACAGGGAACTACGCAGGCTGGAACCTATCCACAGACGGAAAGTTCGCAAAGAAGGAGTCGGACGGATTCTGCTACCTCCGAGTGATTGACAATATCGCCAGCACCACCATCGTCTCCAACCAGATCATCGGATACGAGGTCAGCTACATCAGCAACAACGTGAGGGACACCATAGCAGGAACAGAAGACATCCTCATCCAGCAGGCAGGAGCGGACAGCTACTCAATCAACATCACCACGGCTTGCAGCACGCTGAACGCAACAACCACAAGCACCACCCTCACGGCAACCTACCTCTACGGAGTTAAGCCGATTTCAGACTCCGAGTTTGCCGCAAATTGGAAGCTGGAGTGGTACAAGGATTTCGTCCTCATAGACGGACAGAACGGAAAGACGCTGAAAGTGACGAGGGACGATGTAGATGGCAGCTCGGTGTTCAGCGTAAAGCTCCTGCACAAGGAAGGAGACACCTGGGCAGTAAAGGCGGTGGACGCACAGAGAGTGACTGACGATGCCGACGAGTGGACGATTGACGCAGAACCAGATGGAGCAAACCCAGATGCGATATCCAAGACCAGCAACGCCAAGTTTGTACTGAAGCTGAAACAGAACGGCACAGCATACACAGGCAGCACCACCTGGACGTGGGACGTTTACAACGCACTCAACGCAAAGACCTACAGCGGAACAGGAGCGAACGTAACGCTTACAGCAGAAATGGCGAAATGCACGCCAGAAGCAAACAACACCGACAAGAGTTATTATTCAGACGTGGCTGTCGAGGTTTCGGCAGCGTTAGCATAAAAAGGAGAAAGAGAAATATGAGTTATCAAAAGATTACACAGGCGACAATCGCCACGACACTGAACAATTCAGACTACATCTTCGTGATGGCAGGGGGAACGCTTAAGCGCATCACACTCGACAACCTCAGAGCCATGATGGAGGAGAACCAGCAGCAGTTCCTGGACGAGAATGCATTCTACATCGAGGAGAACACCGCAGCAAGCAAGGGTTCTGCATACTGCGAGACAGGAGGCAGCAGCCTCATGCGCCAGATTTGGCTCTCGAAGATTTGCGCTATCTTGATGACGCAGGACGGACACTTCACGAAACTCAACCCAGCCGACCACCGATACACTGCGGACGGAGACCAAGTCGTCAAGAACGGAGCCGTGGTGGACGCATACAAGAACGCAGACTGGTTCGGAATGCTTGAAGGCGGTTATTGGAACTACCTGCAAGAGGTGACCATCAGCGGAGTGAAGCATATCCGACACCACATATCGCTCACGCCACTGCCAGGTGGCTGGTTTACGCAGAACATACCAGCAGGCATGTTCAAATGCGTGATTCAGAACGGACAGATGCGAAGCATACCATTTGTGGTACCAAGCGGAGGCAGCAACATCAACCAATTCTTCAACTACGCACAAGCACGAAGCAAGAACCATGGACTTGCTGGCGAGCCATTCCGCAACTTCCTCATTCAGTACATGCTGGGCAAGTACGGATACAGAGACATTCAGAACTTGTCGGCATCCGATGGTACAAAGATTTTCGGATGCGGATTGGACGGAACAGAGAAGAGCGCATCTTCAACATTGGGTGACGGATTCGCAAGACAGAGAAACATCAAGACAGGAGCATGCCTCACTCTTGGATACAGCGACGGAAAGGTGGAGGTCAAGGACGCAGACAACTACGCCTGCCACAGCGTGAACGTGGGAGTATGGGAAAACCCATATGGGCAATATTGGGAAATGGACGGACACCTCTGCAGCGTAGGTAACGATGTTTACCAATGGGACGGAAACTTCTTGCCTACAGGAACACCGACAGCGGACAGCTTCGCAGCGGTCAAGCATACCAAGATGACAAAACTCGCAGCCGAAGGTTCAAGCGATGCCGACATTACCCTTATCACCACCAAGGGAGCGCAGCACATGAGCTACGTGCCTACCAAGCAGCACACAGGCATCACCTACGGAGACCACTACTGGTACAACGCAAGTGGACAGCTGTGGTGTGGTGGCGGCGCCTCGGACAACGGTGCGAATTGCGGTCTCGCTTCTGCGTACTCGTACAGCGCCTGGTCGGCTGCGTATGCGAACCGCTCGGCTCGGCTTGATTTTCATGGAGACCTCACTGAGGTGACCTCAGCCGAACTGAAGAGACTCCTTGCAAGTTAAGGCAAGGAATAAAACGAGAGAACAAACAAAAAATCCAAACAAGAAAAGGTAACTTCAAAGGGGGCGTGGGGGAATCCCCCACCCGCCAATGATGTCCCAGAATAAGGAAACCCCTCGCCCAAGCTCGTGGCGAGGTAGGCAAAGGAAAAGGACAGCTGTGGATTGGTGGCGGCAACTCGAACAACGGTGCGAATTGCGGTCTCGCTTATGCGAACTCGAACAACGCCTGGTCGAATGCGAATGCGAACATCTCGGCTCGAATTACTTCTACGTTTTCGGAGACGGAAACGAAAAACAAATAAGGACATGAGTACTGCGTCATGGGAAAGTGTTCGCCTTTTCTGAGCCTCGGCAGCTGGTGCATAAGTACAGCCAGTGATGAGCCGAAACAAATCGAACTTGCGCAGGCAACGCCCAGCGTCCTGCCCGTGGTGTTAGTAAATCCGAACCGAGGATGGTCGGAAGTTGAAAGCTCTGCACAGAGAGAAGCAAGCCCAACGAGAACAGATACGAGCAACGACTTGATAAAGACGAAAGAAAATGCCGAAAAGACAAGGATACATTTACAATGACATGTGGCAATGGGAGACCTTGAAGGAAGCCGACAGGGTATCGACCAGACGCAAGAAGAACTACGGAGTCAAGAAGCACAGGAAGCAATGGCTCAGAGACCTCGTGGAAGTCCAGGGCATCATCCATGACAGGAAGATGCGCACGGACGAATACAAGCACATGACGCTGAAGAACGGAAAGAAGGAGCGAGACATCAGCAAGCTCAACTTCCACCCGAACCACATCGAGCACCAAAGCCTGGTCTTAGTAAGCCACGACAGAATAGAGCGCACGTTGATTTCACACACTTATGCGTCAAGAATCGGCTACGGACAGATAGCAGCTGCGCTTCAAGTCAAGAGATGGCTAAGAGAGAACAGAGAAGAATGCAGATGGTTCGCCCAGGGCGACATTTGCCATTATTACGCTAACATATTGCATGCATTGCTGAGACAGAACCTGGAGCACATCTTCAAGGATAAAGAATTCATCGACGCATACATGGAACCGTTCGAGAGATTCACCGATGACGAGAAAGGGATACCGCTAGGCATTCGACCAAGCCAGGATAGCGGAAACCTCGCCCTCACGAGATTCGACAGGTTCCTAAAGGAAGTAGCCAAGGCACACCTTTACATCCGATACCTTGACGATTTCGTCATATTCGGCAAGACGAAGGGCGAGGTCAAGCGAAAGATGAAAATGGCAACAGCCTTTTTGAAGGAGCTGGGCTTCGAGGCGCATGAGCCGAAGATACGTCCGATTAGCGAAGGCTTGGACTTCCTCGGTTTCGTTTACTACGAAGGAGGCGACATGTTCTGGAGAAAGAGCGACAAGGTGCGCTGGCTCAAACGAAGAGCCAAGGTCACCAACAAGCGCAGGCTCCACGAAATCGATGCAGCAGCATGGGGAATGATAAAATGGGGAAACCGACATTGCAAAAGATTATTTAAAATGGAAACAGGAATAAATTTATCAGACTTAGGCATCAAGATGCCCGAGAAGAAAGACAAGAACGGAAAGCGAATCATCGACGCACCGAAGATAACGACAGCCGTCATCCTTAACAAGGAGATAGAGGTCATCGATTGGGTGCGAGACGTTGAGACATCATACGGCAAGGGACGATACGCATTAGAGATTGAATTCTACGGAGGCAAGAACAAACTCATTGTCAACAGCCCGAGCATGAAGCAGCTCATCGATGCGTTCGAGCAGGCACGAGTGACAAGATTCAAGGCAGTGGTCATCGACAAAGGAGGCTCGCACTTCGAGTTCAGCCAGGTCAAGATTCTCGAGATTGACAAGAGACCTGTCGCCAAGACAGAAGATGGCAAGCTGATATACACAGACACAAACGAGGTCGTAGATCTCACCAAGTTCAACAATAAAAAAGAGGAGACAAAGCAATGAAACAGCAGTACGGTAACATCAGAAGAGTGTTCATGACAGAGCAGCCAGAGATTTATGACAAGCAGACTCGCATCGCATACATGGACTTCCAGAAGGACTCGCAGGTACAGACAACCACCAACAGCGAGACCAGCACAAGCACATCATCCAAGGGCAGCAAGGCGAAGGATGAACAGACAACCATCGAAGGCTTCAGCGGTTTTGTTATTCAGACCGATGGCATCATGGACTACGCCCACATCAAGAGCCAGCTCGTAGAGGCAGCGTTCCCACAGAAGGAAGAGCATGCCCTGGCATTCAACACCATCGATGCGCTAATGAAGAAGGTAGATGGCGAGGAGCTGACAGCAGAGGAGCAGGCAGACATTGCTAGTTACAAGGAATTCGCAGAATACCGCAACATTTGCGCAAACTGCGCCAAAGCAATCCTTAGTTCATTGAAAGATTAATTAAATGGAGACCCATCATGCAGAAAAAGCGAACATTCAAGGCAGCATTCACCTGTAGATGGGCTCCTTCAGACGGCAAGGACGGACAGAACGGAAATGACGGTGTCGGCATCAAAACTGCCGACGTCGTCTTCAAGCTGAGCACCAGCGACACACAGCAGCCAGACAATGCAGGCTGGGTCACCCTTTTCTCCCAATTGCAGCTGAAGGAGCGAACCTACGTATGGAGCTGCACCAGGATAGAACTGACCAACGGAACCACGACATATACAGGTAAGCAATGCCTTGGTTCAAGCAAGGACTTCGTAACAATCACCGAGCAATATGCCGTGGGCAACAGCCCAACCACAGCACCAACGAGCGGATGGGGAACCACCTACACGCCAACCAAGGAGCTATGGTTGTGGACACGCAACAGGATGGAATGGAAGAACGGAACCTATACCTACAGCACGCCTTTGTGCGTTAGCTACTTTAGCAAGGACGGAGACCCTGGTAAGCCAGGTGCAGGAGGAGCGGACGGAAACGGCATCAGCTCACAGACAACATACTTCATCGCAACAGACAAGATGAAGGTCGCCTCCTACTCTTCCGTTACAGGCTGGAGCACCACCTTTCCAACGGCAACAGAACAGAAGCCATACGTATGGAAATGCGTGAAGACGACATACACCAAGAGCGGAACAACCTACTCCACGCCAGAACTCATCACCACATACCATAGCGGAGACAACGCCAACATCATCGACAACGCAGCCTTCACAAGCGCAGACAACATGACGGCATGGGCACTCCAGAGCCAATACCAGGCATTAAGTGGAAAGCAGGTACCAAGCGACAAGGGAGCCATTGATCCAACCAACAAGAAGGACAACCGCAACTCCTACCATGACACCTGCAAGGCTACAGGAGCATCCATTACAATGAAGGAAGTTCTACGGCAAGTCATCCATAAGCCAGGTACCATCAACAAGCTGGCAGCAGGGCAATGGTACACGTTCAGTTTTTGGGTGAAGGGAAGGCAAAAAGTTATCCCGATTAACGAGACAAGCAGCAGCTACGGATTTGCAACAAGAGACCTGTACCTCGTCGCAGGACGAACCTACAACATCACCATCGTGGGCAAATGCAGCCAGGATGCCGTAAACAATGGCAAGGAGCTACGAACATACATCTACAAAAGCGATTGGAGCGAAAGCGCATACACATCAACAGACTCCACCATCGTAACAGGCATACGGATGACCTTCACGCCTAAGACAACAGGCGAATACAAGCTGAATAGCTACATGTACAACCAAGACTACCCTCGAACAGGCACGGTCACGGTGTACCAATACGAGATAACAGACGGACTCGACCTCACCACCTACATCTATCCGACAGCGGTGGACACGAACACCAAGATGATTGTGGACGGAACCGAGAAAACAGCAACGCCATCAGACCTGGGAGTTACGTGGGGACTAACAAGCGAATGGAAGAGGCATACGGTAACATTCAAGACCAAGGAATCAATGAACAGCGACGAACAGGCTGTCCTGTTCAGATTGCAGCCGACACCGAACGAAGAGGCATACCGAGAGGTATGGATCTGCATGCCGAAGCTGGAGAGCGGAATGTTCGCCACAGGCTTTGTGGACGGAATCGATGACCTGCGAGGAATACCAGGACTCATCGAGAGAACGAGTGAATGGGCAGCAGGTGTCGAGTTCCACAACGACGAGAACCTGACAGGAGGTATCCGATACCTTGACTTGGTGACCGTCACCGACAACACGACAGGTAAATTCGAGCTTTACCAATGCAGGGTGACACATACGTCCACAGCAGCGAACGCACCGAGCGACAACAGCGCAGAATGGCTAAAGCTGAACCAGATGCGACCAATCTACACGCCACTCATCGTGGCGAAGAATGCCGTCCTCCGCTTTTCGCAGACAAACCGAATCCTCATCACCAACAGCAAAGACAAGGTTCAAGGCTGCTTCGGAGGTGTCGAGGATGAGACCAACGGCTACCCTTTATGGATTGGAGCGATTACTGCAGCAGACGCAAAGTTCAGAGTGAAGTACGGAGGAGATTTGTACGCCAAGGATGCCAGCATCGAAGGTCGAATTACTATCGGAGAATTATACTACACAGAAGGCAAGACAGATAGCAATGGCATATACCGAGGATGCGTAATAGGTGTAGGAACTTACAAGCTACCAAAACTTGCACAAGGCGAATACAAAGTCTTGAAAATCGCAAACATTAAGGTAACAAGAGTTGGATTAATTTTGAGATTAGAAGGAGAGGATGGTACCGTAGGATTTCTTGATGAAGGGAAAGAAACCATAGATGAGGTACAAGCATCACTCACATTAGATCCTCCTTCAATAGGAGAAGTTGTAGGCTTTGGTATAGCAAAAGGATTAAAATACGAAACGATTTGGAAACTTAAATATTAAAAGGAGAACAGAACGATGAAAATTAATTTTGAAAGAGTGGAGGTTTTCACGAACCTCGCAAAGACCAAGGCAGCGGTCATCGACATCAAGGAAGGATTTGCAGACGCAATCTACACCCAGGGACAGGGCATCGCCTGCCACGCCCTAGCCATGAAGATTTACAACTCCCATGGGGAGGAGGAGTACAGCGACAAGGAAGCCGAGCTCATCAGCAGATGCTCCGAGCTTTGCACCCCAGCAGTGATGGACGGCATCCAAGCAGCCATCACAAAGGGCAGAGAGCAGAAGGAGGAGCAGGCATGAGCGCAGAAATTCTTCAAGCAATAGCGACCGCCCTCGTTACCATTTTGGGCTGCTTCATGTTCTACGACAGCAAGAAGCGAACCGAGGCTGCGAAGGCATCGCAGGAGGAAGCCAAGGCAACGGCTCAATACGCAAGCGGATGGAAAGACCTCTGCGAGCGAAAGGACAGCGAGCTGAAAGCCAAGGACGAGAAGATAGACAGCCTCTACGATGTCCTAAACCAGCACCGAGCAAGCGAGGATAAGCTGAAGGACGAAAACATGGAGCTCCGTCTGCAACTCCAGGAGGCAAGCTGGAACAGATGCATCCGCAACGGATGCGAGCGGAGAAGCCCACCACGCAAGAGAGAACAGGAAAAGGAGAACTATACAGACAGAACAGACGAAGAAGGCGTATGAGACTTACAACATATTTAATGAAGCTCATCCAAACCAACAGCGGAGCATCCAGCAAGGCATTCTTTTTGGTAAGCGTGACCATCATCGGATGCCTCCTGCTGTTGACAATAGGATTCGTCCTGCTTTACGAGGTGCTCACCACGAACACCATCCACACCGACCTCATGGGCATTGCTGCAGTAATCGGTGCGATTGGCTCACTTTTCGCAACAGCAGGCATAACAAAAGCATTCGGGGAGAGGAACGAGCCAACCTCCCCAGGTAACCAACAATCCAAAACGGAGGAATAAACATGGCAGAAGTAGAGAAATTCGCACCTTTCGTCCTTAAATGGGAAGGAGGTGCCAAGTACACAAACAACAAGCACGACAGAGGTGGAGCAACCAAGTACGGAATCACCATCGCCACCTGGCGTACCGTAGGCTACGACAAGAACGGAGACGGCAAGATAGACGAAAAGGACGTGAAGCTCCTCGACGAGGAGGACTTCAAGATGGTGCTCAAGCGCAACTTCTGGGACACCTGGAAGGCAGACAAAATCAAAGACCAGAAGGTAGCAGAGAGCCTGGTCGATTGGGTCTGGAACAGCGGAAAATGGGGAATCATCAAGCCGCAGGAGCTCCTGGGAGTAAAGGCAGACGGCATTGTCGGAGCGAAGACCCTGGCAGCGGTCAACAACTACCCGAACCAACGCCAGCTCTTCGAGGCATTGAAGAACGCACGCAAGGCGTACATCAACAAGCTGATAAAGAAAGACCCGAGCCAGATAGTCTTCAAAAAAGGCTGGCTCAACAGAATCAACGATTTAAAATATGAGGATTAAGAACATGACGAAAGAACGAAAGACAAGCATCCTCGCCCTGATCATCATCTGCATTACATGCCTTTTGGCAGGATGCGCAACGAAGAAAAAGGCAATGACAGAGACGGCAACAGAGCAAGAGACAACGAAGGTGGAGCAAGTGAAGGACACCGCCATCACGGAAACCCATGACACCACCAGGATCACCCAGAAGCTGGTACCCGTTGAGATTGCGGTACCAGAAGCCAAGCTGGAGCGAACCACCAAGGACACCACGTCGGTGCTGGAGACAGACCTGTACAGATCCACCGCAACCTGGGCTAACGGAGTGTTGACACACACGCTGGAGGCGAAGCCAGGAGCGAAGCTGAAGGGACAGGCTACCGCAACGGACACCACCAAAATCTCCAAAAAGAGCTCGTCCACAAAAAACTCGAGGAACTCCTCGACGGATTCAAGGAACAGCCAGAAGGACACCCAGCAAACCACCAAGACAACGCAGGCAAGCTGGGACATTTGGCTGGGAGCTGGTATAATAATAGGTATAGGAGCAACCATCGCCATCATTTGGATCTGGCGCAAACGAAAGAAGCCGAAAAACTAGAAAGAGACCTCTTCACCGACAAGGTGGAGGGGTCTTTTTTTTGATAACTTTCTTTAGCTAAGTAGTTGATTTTCTGTAACTTATAATAACTATAAAGTTATACAACTTTGCGAAAAATTGATTATCTTTGCATCAGAAAAATAAAAGGAAACGACCCCCTAACCAAGGGTCATAATTAAGCCCTACGGCAGCACGGTTAAGCCGCATTTTATGACAAAGACAGGCGACGCTTTTATATACAAGCACATGACAGGAATCATCGACAACATCATGGAAGGATACCCTGTAGTTCTTACAACCGAGGACGGCACAACCTTAACCATCACATACGAGGGAGAGGCAGCAGACAAGCCATTCAAGGTTACACTTAAGAAGAGAGCAACCCGAGTAAAGGCTTTCCTTTCAATTGAGACAATGGAATTCTACCTCGGCAGATTCAACTACACAGACATTAAATTTTAAGGAGGAACAAACAATGAAAAAAGAATTAGCAGACGACACCTACGAATTGAAAGAGACCCTCACCCACACCCTGGCAGGGCTTGATTACGACATAGAGGACATTACAGAGTTTGACATTGAATATTAACATTTTAAAGATAGGAGACAAGAATCATGATGAAACAAGAATTTGAGGAAAGAGCAAACTTCAAGGTTAGCCCAGAGTGCTACCACACATTCATAGAGCCAGGATACAACGCAAGCAACCTGGACAAAGACGAATGGGTGAAGGAGTGGAAGAAGAACGGAGGTGTTCAAGATGCCTACGATTGGGAATGCGCAAAGCGAATCAAGGCAGAGAAGGTAGCCAAAGGAGCTGAAGGCGAAAAGACAAACATGGCGAAGGCACTCATCAAGAAGGCTGAACAATTCAACGACGAAGAGATGAACCGCATGGCGATCGCCATCATCGGAGAAAAAGATTACCTGGTTTATAAGCTAGAGAACCAGCTGAAGCTCACAGAGGACGATAAGAAGCGAATCCTCGCCAACTTGAAGTAAGAAGGAAACAGGGGAGCCAACCACTCCCCTACCAAAAGAAAAGGAAATGATACAGATTGAAGCAAAGACATACGTAAGCGAAGAAATTCTGAAAAATGAATATGACTACACCTACGGAGAGAAGAAAGACCAGAAGGTAGACTTCACGTTCATCAACACCAGAACAGGAAAAGAAAACACGAAGCAGGCAGTTTTTAACTACCGCCACGCTTTGGATCTTGCCAGAGCAAGACGCAACGACGGAAGATACAAGAATTACGAATACGCAATCGGATAAAAAAGGGAACGGCTGGGCTAACCACCCAGCCAAAACACAACAAGAATATGAATAAGAAAAGAAGAACGGCATTAAACGAGCTCCTCACCAAGCTCGAAGAGATAAAGAACCAGGTGGAGGAGATCATGGATGAGGAGCAGACGGCACTAGAGAATCTGCCCGAAGCCTTCCAGGAAGGAGAAAAGGGCGACACAATGCAGGAAGCCATCGACAATTTGTCGAACGCAATGGACGCAATCGACGAAGCCACAGAATACATTAATGAAGCAACGAACTAGAAGAAAGGAGGACAACATGGCAAATTACATCCGTGAATGGAACAACATGGCAAGATGCTACAACCCATTCGGCTGCCCTTTCAAGGCAGCACACCAGGGAACGACAGAGAGACGCTGTACATTAGAGGGAGCCTGCGAAGGAAAAGACAAGAAGGCTACATACAACGACGTAAAAGAGAAAGAAGGCTACGTAGTGCTGAACGAGAAACAGAGAGCAGAACAAGCAGGCAGCATGACAGGGCATGAGCTCGACCAGAAAATCGAGGTAGCAAAGCAGCTCCTCAACCAGCTAGAAGAGCTTGGAAAGGAGTTCGATTTGAAGGAGACTATCAAGGAGGTGCATAAATGCATCGACATCTACACCAAGGAGCGAGACCAACGCAAGGAGGCTGGCACTTGGAAAGAATGGGGAGTTTAATTTTAAAAAAGGAGAACAGAACATGGCAGAACCAAGAAAATACAAGTCAAGCAAGCGAGGCGACGGACGCACCCAGAAACGAATCGGGGTCGCTATTGACAGCGAGCTGGAGGATTGGCTGAACACCAAGCCAAACAAGAACCGCTACATCAACGAGCTGATACGACAAGACATGACACGCCACAAGGTGATTATTACGACGGCAGGAAAGCCAGAGATTAAAATAATCGAGCCTTAACAGACAGGAGAAAGGGAGAATCCTACACAGGATCCTCCCTTATTTCGTACCGTAGAACACCCAATCCAGGACACGACGATTCGCCTCGTCCACCTTCCGCTGGTCGAAATCGATATAGATATCGGTAACAGAAGAACCACCATGACCAAGCGCATGGGCGATAACGTCCTTGGGGATATCCAGGGAAGCAGCAATCGTCGCCCAGGAATGGCGAGCCACATAGGAAGACAGCATCGGGAAGGCAGGACGGAACACCTCCACTTCACGATACACGCCCAGATCATCGGTGCGCCATTCCTTCACGGTAGAACCAACAGCCTTCAAGCCACGGCACATTTGCATTGTAAAGGAGGTATAGCGTTTTCGATTTTCTCCCCAGGAGACAAGCCGACCACAGGAGCCGTGATACTTCTCGATGAGAGCAGCAGCCTCTGGCTCCACCTTGATATCATAGAGCCGCCCAGTTTTGGAGCGACGATAGGACAGGCGACCATCGACAAGCTGCCCATCTTTCAGAGCCAGCAGGTCAACCAGGTTAATACCGACCAAGCAGAACGAGAGCTTGAAGGCATCGACATACTGCTGCTGCCAGGTCAAACCAGGGAACGAGAACAGCGAGCGAAGAGCCTCCACAGATACAGCTCGTTTCTTGGTCGCCTCCGATTTCACCTTGAAGGAGCGGAACGGGTACCAGGAGGTGATACCATTATCGATGGCATCATTGAAGACAGCTCGAACGTTTCGCAAATGGATGGAGCGAGCATTCACGGAAGGACACCCACCCTGCTCGGTACCAAGCCACGCCTCGAACCTGGACAGCCAATCTTTCGTGATGCGCTCGAAGGAGAGAGACTCGGCATGAGAGTCAAACGCAAGCACCTTCTTTACGGTCACCAGGTAGATATCACGAGTTCGAGGAGACCTGCACAGCGAGGCATAGGAGCGGAAACGAGCCAAGAACCGATTATCGACACCAGCATCAGGGCGAAGTTCAGCAGCCACCCGATTCTTCACCTCGACAGCCGACAAGCCAACGAGATCACCAGCAGAGGTCAGCTTCAGAATGATTTCAGAGACACGAGCCATCTGCTGCAGCAGGAAGAGATTTGTAGATTCATCGTTCATGGTACCACGCACCTTTTGCGCCTTGGCATCCCACTGAGAAGGAAGCAGACGAATACCAACAGGGAGCTGGGAATGGGAACGCTGACGGCAGAAATCGAACTTCAAGGAAGCCAAACCACCGTCGGGAACACCACGAACATCCAAATAATAATGCACTCTAATCATTTAACCGAGATTTAACTGCACGCATTTTGCACGCATTTTGCAACAAAGAGAAACAAAAGGGAGACAAGCGCAACAAAGCTGGCAGACCAAAAACGCAATAAATAAAGGAGAAATAAACTGATTATAAGCGGAAAGAGGGGGATTCGAACCCCCGAACCGGTTTTGCCGGTTACACGCTTT